TTATTGGGTCTGCTCAAGCAGCTTGCGGTCCGTTGCAATCTGGCCGCGCAACAGAGCTACCTGGGCATCTCGCCTTGCGACCAAGTCGCCAAACTCTCCAACCACGCCCGCGCCTTGTACAGCAAGGGCTGCGAGTCGCTGGTGTTGATCTGCGAGATCTCGGCAGGCAGCGGCGTCACTGGCAGCCTGGGCATGCTGGGTGGCGGTGGTGCGCAGGTGGTGCTGCAGGCTTGCAATGCGGGCAGCATCAGCAGTGCGGCCAGCTTCCAGCCGCTGGATTTCTTGGGTGTAGGCATGGGTGTTGTCCTGTTGCGCTGCGGCGTGCTGCAGTCGCCTTGCCGCTTTGATTTCTGTAGCTTGTTGCACTTGCTGTGCCTGGGTCAGTGCCTGTTTTGACTGTTGGTCGTTGCGCAGGGCGATAGCAGTACCTGCACGCAGGCTTTGCACCCACCACGCGCCGCTGCCGCCCAGGGCAATGCCTGCGGCCAGTGCGATGGCGGCAGTTTTCATGCCAGCCCCCCTTCGCACAACTGGCGCTCTGCCGCGCGGCGCTGCACCAGGCCGGGCAACTGCTTGCCACCGGCATAGGTCCAGCGGCTCAGTTCTGCGCACGCGCCCTGCAGGTCGCCGGCATTAGCCTTGCGCACCAGGGTGGATTGGCAAAACGCCCCCTCCCCCACGTTGAAGGCAAAGCTGAGGAACGCGGCGCGCTGGCCGTCGGTCAGCGGCTGGCGGATGCAGCCCAGGGCATCAGCGTGCTGGGCCAGGTCCTGGTACAGCATGGCCTCGCACTGCTGGCGGGTGAAGGTCTGGCCCATGCGCAGCTCAGGCCCGGTGTGGCCGGTACACGCGGTGATGATGCCGATGGGGTCGCGGTAGGTGCGCAGCACCGTGCCCTCGTACCTGGCCACCAGCGGCACGACCAGCGCGGTGGCGGCCGCGCCGATGCCGGCGATCAGTTTGGCTTTGCTAGACATCGCACCCTCCCTGAATGGCTTGCATGCGCGCCAGGTGCTCGGCCTCCTTGCGTGCGTCATCGCGCAAGCGCAGCTCATGCTCCTTGCACCGAAAGTAGTAGTTCACCCCCAGGCCCAGCAGCGCGATGATCACGCCCACCCAGCCAAAGAACGCGCTGGAGGTGGCCCAACCCACACCTGCCGTTGCAGATCCCGCCAGGGTGGTTTTGCTGCCGATGGCTGCGGCGTTGGCGGCTTCGATGGCTGTTTCGACTTTCATGGTGTTCGGGCGTAAAAAAACCGCCCGAAGGCGGCGGTTTGTGTGTGGACTGCCTTCTGGGGGGCAGTGTCTCGGCCAGGGTGGCAAACGCATAACCCTAGCCGGGGCGGCGCAATCAGGCGCTGCCCTCGTGGCTGTAATTGTGGCTCTCCGACAAGCTGCCCGAGCTGCTTGCGCTGGTGCTGACCACGTTCCAGGCACTGGCCAGCAGTTGGGCCGCCGTTTGTGTCCCGGTCTTGACCACATCCTGGTTCATCTGCGCGGCCTGCATCGCAAACGCGGCATTGCTGCGCTCGGCCTGGGCGGCCACCTCCACACCGGCCTGGTACTGCTGCAGCTGGGCCTGCCAGATGCGCGCGGTCATGTTGGCCTTGGCCTCGCTGGCGGCCGTGCCGGCCCGGTAGGCATCCAGCTGCACGCGGCTGTTATTGGCGGCAATCTCTGACAGGCTAGCCTCGGACTGCACCCGCGAGCGGTAGCCGTCGTAGCGGCTGGCCAGGATGCGCGCCTTGGTCTCCAGCGCCGTGATGGTGATCTTGGCCGCCTCGGCCCGCGCGCTGCTCTCGGCCGCAAAGGCCTGGGCCTGCGACTTGAACACCTCCACCTTGGTGGCTTCGGCGCCCACCTGGGTCTTGTAGGCATCCAGGCGGGCTGTCTCGGCGTTCACGGTGGCCACAAACGCGCGCACCTGCTCGCCGGCGGCCTGCAGCTTGGTCTGCTCCACCTGCATCAGCGTCTGCGCGCCCTGCAGCTGGGTGCGGTACATCTCCACGCGGATTTGCTGGGCCTCCACCTGGGCCTTGAACTGGGCCACCAGGGATTGGTTGATCTGCGCCTTGGTCTGCTCGGCCTGCAACTCGGCCTGGTACTGCTGCAGCTTGGCCGTTTCCGCGTCGATCAGCGTGCGGTAGATGCCGGCAAAGGTGTTGAACTGCTGCGTCAGCACTTCAAACTCCCGCACGCCGGCGTTGTAGATCTGCAGGTGGCTGTCCGCCATGGCGCGGGCCGCTTCAAACGCCTGCTGCTCGATCTGCAGGGCGTTGTCCATCAGCTTGGCTTCCAGCTGCACGCCCTCGGCCACCACTTGCTGCAGGTTGCTTTGCTCCAGCTCGGCCTGCTTGATGGCCACATCGCGCGACAGGCCTGCGATCTTGTCGCGGAACTCGCGGCGCGCACGCTCCAGTTGGGCCACCACCACGCCCTGGGGCAGCTTGAAGCCCAGCGCCTCGCCGGCGCGCACCACCTCCAGCTCGGCATCAAGCGCCAGGCGCGATTCGCGGTCCACCGCGCGGCCCCAGATCAGGGCCTCCACCTCGGGGGACAGGCCGGTGCCCCCTTGGATGCGCTCATTGAGCACGGCCTTCAGGTTGTCCAGCAGTTGCGATGTATAGGCCGGGCCCCGCTGGTGCACCAAGGCGGTGGGCCGCACCAGGTCCAGGGTGGGCGCGTTCTTGAGGCGCTCCAGCCAATCCGCATGGCTGCTCATGCCGGCAAACGTGGGGGTACTCAGGGCCAGCATGCTGGGCAAGGTGGGCAGCGTCACCTCGGGCGCATCGGGCAGGGCCACATCGCGCACCGTGGGCAGCACCGGCACCGTGCCAATCGCAATCTGCGGCGCCACGCCAAAGTTCAGCACCGGCGGGGTGGCGGTGAACTGGGGCAGATCCACCACCACGTCATCCAGCCCCGGCACGTCCTCGCTGGGCAGGGGCACGGCCTGCGGCGTGTGGGCCGTCAGCGCGGGCACCGGGCCCGGATCAGGAATCACGGGCGCCTCAATGTCGCTGGTGTCAAAGCGCACATCAATGGCCGGCGCCGTCACCGGCGTGGCGGCCAGGGCCTGCATCATGCTGGTCACCTGGGTCTGGATGGCATCGGCGTAGGTGCGCGAACGCTGGTACTGATCGGTGACGATTTCTGCCGAACTCATGACAGGGGTGGTGGCCATGATCAAACCCTCCGGGTTGCAGAGGCATGGGTTTGCACCTCGATGCGCTCGATTTCAAAGTCAGCCCCGGCGACATTGCGCACGCCAAAGCCCAGGTAACTCTCACGGATGCCGCGCCCCGGCTGGGCCCGGGCCACGCCGCGGGCTTGCTGCTGCAGCGCATAGGCATAGCGCTGGCCGGTGGGCAGCTCCACCAGCACCTCCAGGCCCTGCACCTGGGCGCTGGGCGTGCTGACGTAGACCATCGCCACGCCTTTGACCAGGCTGCTCTTGTGCTGGCTCACCGGCGTGGTGGCCAGCGCGGCAATCGGGCGGCCGGCATCGGTGTCGCCGCCCAGCGCCAGCAGGCCCTCGGCGCCCGTGGCGTAGCGGCCACTCAGGGATGTGAACTGCCAGTCGTACTCGGTGGCAGCATGGGACTGCAGGTTGAAGGCGATGGTGGTCATTCTTGGGTGCTCCCAATACAGAAAATATCGACGGTGTTATCGAAAGTGGTCTCGACGCCAGCCTGCACCAAAGAGCCTTTGTGTAGGTCTTGGGGCGGCTTCACCGTGTTCGCAACATTCACCATCCTCGGGATAATTTGCCGCCCGCCCAGCTGGCTGCGCTCAATCGCCATGTACGCCTCGGTGTATTGGTTTTGCCCGGCCAGATAGTCCAGGTAGTTGGGGGGAATCAGCTGCGCGCTGTACCAAGGGAACGTGGTGCTGCACCACCCCTCAAAGTCATAGTGCAGCACCTCCCCGTCGACATATAGCACCGACTTGTTCAAGCGCCAGTTGGCAAAGTCATTGCGCTGCGTATTCATCGCGTACTCTATCGGCGTAGCGCTACCTTCGAACTTCGACGCAAGCCCGTACGCATACCCATTAATCGCGCTATCTGAGGAGATATTATTCACCTCGACGTTGAACCGACTGATCGTCGTTTCGTAGTAGTCGGGATTGAAGTCCAGCACCTCGTGATGCGATATATGATCCAAACGCAGCTGGGCGGTGCCGTTGTTCTCCCAGCCATCGGCGTCGCGGCTGTGCACGCCCCAAACGCCAGGGGTTCTAAAAAACTGCACTACCCCACCATTCACCACGTCATAGCGCACGGATCCCGTGCGCGACGATTCCGCCCGGTAGGTGTACTGCAAGCTGTAGCTGTACAGCCAGCGGCCCGGTTCCACCTCCACCCGTGAGTAGTTGAGCACACGGCGGCTGAACGTCCCTGACGTTGCGTGCCACTCACCGACTTCATTGATAGTGATCGGATGGCCCGTCTGCTGCGCCGGTGTGGGTATGACCAGATGCATCACATCCTCGAACACGGATGTGCCCTGAATACGGGTGTACTCCAACGTCGCCGCGGCACCTTCTGTGCGAGTCCGGGTAAACGTCACCAGCCCCTCACGGTCATGCGTCAAGTGGGTCAGCACCTGCGTGCCGGATGGCACAGAGCCCTGGGGCGTGCGCGCCTCGTCCCAGGTGGCATAGCCCCGCCACATGCGCTCCAGCGAGAGCCCTAGGGATGTACTGTCGGTGGCCACCAGCGAAACACGCAAGTGTGCGCCCATTTTTTCGCTGGAGGTCGTGAGGGTAAAGCCGACCATGAAATCCGCGTGATCGCTCCCGGGCCTAGCCTGCAGCAGCGCGCCGAAATCTTTTTGGTTGCGGTGCTCAAACAAGCTGAGAGCATCCGGGCCAATCTCTGCGCGCACCGCAGCGCCGCTGACCACATGGTCAGGCGCCGTCCACTTCTGAGACTGCGGCGGTATGGGGATGCCACCAAACAGCTGCAACAGGCGCTGAGGCACGTCGCGTGCGTCCACACCAAAAGCAGCGGGCGTCACCACTTGCACCTCCACGCCCGTGATTCTCAGGCCATCAACGGCCGAACTGGAAAGCGCAACGGCGCGTTTGCGTCCGCCCACCTCTACGATCAAAACGCATTGCCCTATATTCGGGCTTGGGTTTTCCAAGCCAATACGCTCGAAGTAGCGGGCATACAGCGCACCGGCACCACACCCGTACTGCGCCCACACCCCAGCCGCGCCCGTCAGGGCGTGCCGCCAGAATGTGCCAAATGTCTCCTGGGGGGTTTGCTGGCCGGGCTTGGCATACAGCTTGCGCGTGGCGACGTACTTGGGCACATCCGTGGGCCGAGCCTTGTTCTCCTTGAAGAACTGATACCAGGGCACCGCGACTGGGGAGCCGGACAGCGGCAGCAGCGCCGTACCCACGCAGCGCACCAAGCCCCCAAACATACCGGCGGATTTCTCCAGCCCTGGCGACAGCGGCTCCACCACCACCTGCACCGCCCCGTTGTGGGCGTACAGCCGGTAGCGGCTGCCGTCAGGCAGCGCGCCATTCGCCCACTGGGTCGGGGCGCGCGACAGGCGGCACTGGGTCAGGAAGTTCTGCAGCCGCGCCTGCAGCTGGGCGCGCTGGCCGGGCTGCAGGGCGTGCGGCCCCTGCACCACCCAGCGGATGGGCATGGCCTGGCGCGCCGCGCCCACAAAGCCGGCCACGTCCCAGCGCATCATCGCAGCACCTGCACCATGTACTGGGGCATGCGCCCCTGCAGCCGGAACGCCGCGCTCACCTCCTGCGCCTCGGTGCGGTAGCGCCCCTCGGACAGTGGCACCGCCTGGCCCGAGGGCAAGCCCGCGGTGATCACCCCATCCACCAGGGCCAGCATGCATTCCCCTTCGGCATTGCCATCCCCGATGCGGACAAAGCGCCCATCCACGGCCACGCCCGAGCCCAGGGCCACCGGCCCGGTCATGGGGGTGCTCATGCGCAGGGTGTCCCAGGTCTGGCCGGCCAGGAAGTGCAGCGCCTCGGTCGTGCCCACAAAAATGCCGTTGCCCACGGGCTGCACCAGGGTGATGGCGGCCCCAAACTGGCGATAGTCGCGCGTCAGGTCAAACTGCTCGGGCATGGTCGGCAAGCTGGCCAACAGCATGGAGCCCACCGCCAGCAGCGCGCGGCCGTTCCACTCGGCCAGCAAGATGCCCGCCGGCGGCGCGTCCAGGTCCAGGGTGCGCGCAGGCCCTAGGCCAGCAGGGGCCGTGATGCGCAGCTGCCCGCCCGCGGCCCGCCCTACCCGGAAAAACTGCTCGCCCCCCGGCTGGGTCAGGTACACCTGCGTGTCAAAGCCTTCGCGCTCGGGCAGGCCCATCAGGGCCAGGCCGCCGTGGGCCACCTCTTGCACGTCGCTGGTCACCCCGCCCGACTCCAACCCATCGGCGCGGCGCACATGCGTGACGGCCCAGCGGTACTTGCCAGGCGCCAGGCTGCCCTGGGCCGCTACGGCCACCCCCACGCTGTCGGGCTTGCGGGCGCCCCACTCGCTGCCCGTGCGCCCATCGGTGATGCCACACTGCAAGCCATTGGAGAAAGCCACCCGCCCATCGGGCAGCCGCGCATACCAGATGCGGCCCACCCCCATGCTGGGGTGCACCTGCACCCGCTGGCCATCGGGCCAGATGGTCACCAGCGCATGGTGGGCATCGGTGACCAGCACAAAGGCGCCGGCCTCAAACACATTGCCATGGCAGCAGGCGTCCTGCACCGTGTACCCCTGACGCCGCTGCAGCCGCCCGGCATTGCTCACATCCACGTTCGTGGCCGTGCCCAGGTCGGCGGGCGTCAGCTCCGTGCCCCGGGCCTGGTTGTTGATGCCCTTGAAACTCTCAAACTTCAGCATGGACATGCTGCCTCCCATTGAACCAACGGACGCCCCAAACGGGCGCGTGCAGACAAAGGCAGGGGGTGCGCCACCACCTGCAGGCGGTGTGCCCCCCAGCGCATGGGACCCAGGCCCTGGGTCACCTCGATCACGGACAGGGACTGCAGCACCGGCCGCCCCAGCCGGCCACCGCGCAGCGGCTGCGGGTGCAGCACCTGGACCACCGCAACCGCGCCCCAGGACAGGCGCGACACCAGCGAATGCACGCTTTGCACGGTGGATACCGTGGCCCTGCCCAGCCGCAAGGGGGCCAGCAGGGGCGCCGGCGTCAGCACCAGCTGCAGGCGTGCCCCGCCCGCACGCAGGGGGCTGCGCAGCGCCGCGGGGTGCAGCACCAGGCTGGCCGTGGGCCTGCCCAGGCGGCCGCCGCGCAGGCTGGGTGCCGCCAGCACCAGCTGCAGCGCAGGCTGCCCCCAGTGCATGCGGGCCACCAGGGGCGCGGGCCACAGCTGCAGCACGGGCTGCGGCTGCAGCACCTGCACCTGGGCCCCGCCCCAGCGCAGCGCCGCCACCAGGGCCGGCGGCGTGAGGGTGATGACCTGCGGCTGTGGCGCTTCGAGGGAGTTAAGCCCGCTGGTGTTGAGGCGTTGGTGGTTCAGCAGCATGGCTAGGCGACTTTCACATAGCTCTTTGCGCTGCCCGTGCCTGCGATGTTAGGCAGCACCACCTGACCGGGTGCACCCTCAATCACTTTGTACTGCCACGCCCCGCTCACACCCGACTGGTTCAGCAAAATCTTGCCGCCCAGCAGGCAATCCGCGCGGCGCACATAGGTGTTCACGCCAGCGATGCTGGCCGCTGCGATAGAGCCATCGGACAGCTTCACGACCTTGACGTAGGGAGCGTCAAAGGAAACCATCACGGCATAGGCTTCGTCCTTGGTCAGACAAGCAGCTGCGGGTGAGCCATAAGGGTTGGGCGACGCTGCCAGGAGGGTCGGCACGGCCATGCTCATCAAGTCACGGCTGACTGCCAGATCCACCACCCGCAGGCCGTCAGCGGTAGAAAGCACCGCTTTGGAGAGCGCCTTGTTGACCGAGATATTGGACAGCTCGGAAATGAGCCAATCCTCCCGCACATACCCAGGATCAAAGTAGTCGAAGTCGGTTTTACCTGCCCGAACCACTGCTTGCTGAATGTCCGAGGATTGGAACCAGAAAGTATTGCCCCCCACGTACACCACACCATGCCCCTCCGTGGCGCGGTAGCGGTAGGCGTCGGTGCTGCCTTGGTGGTAGGTCAGCGGCGTGTAGGTGTTGCGGTTGACCGCGAGAATCTTTTGTCCGGCGTTGTTCTCTGCTGCGTTGACTGCCAGCAGCGTGCCGTCTTCGTTGATGGCCATCCCGTAGATAGCGGTGGCCATATCTGGCGTGTAGCCATAGCCCCCGCCATATCCGTCATCCCCATACGGTGCCCAAGTCAGGGTATCGGTGGCTGCGTCCAGCTCATAAAAGTAGATCTCACCGCTGCCCCTGCCCAGGTAAAAACCAGAGCTATCGGGCAGCCACGCGCCACAAAAGAAAGCGCCCGTGTCCCCTGTTCCGAAGGCGCCCGCAGACGGAGGAATGCGTACTGGAACGCCAGCAGCATCCAACTTGTAAAGCGAAAAAAATGTGCTGCTGTCGTCAGGCAGCTGGGTTTGCGCCAGCATCACCTGATAGCGACCACACGGCGAAGTCAGCGCGCCGCGTTGCTTGTCACCCCCGACGCCATAGTCGGCGGCCGTGCGCACTGCGGCAATCGCACTGGGCGGGCCGTCACTGATGCCAAGCGCCGCCGCCAGCGCGGGCATGCTGCTTGCTGAATGCGTGCTGCCATCGGCCAGGAGCCAATCACTGCCACCCGGCGCCACCATGGAGGTCTTGATATCCCCCACCTGGAATGCTGGGGCACTCTGCCCTGGCTGTGACGCTTGATCCTGCAGCGCATGCAAGCCCCCCGCCGTCAGCAGCGCCTGGATGGGCGTGCCCGCGGGCCAGGGCGCGACACGGGCCGTCGCCTCCTGGTTGCGCTCGACCTGGAAGGCATATTCGTTCGAACCACTCAGAAATTCGGGCGCAGACAGGTGCACGATCTCAAACGCCGCCTGGGTTTGTGGATCGCCCAGCGTGGCCACCACGTAGTCGCGCCCATCCGGCGGCAAAAAGTGCCCGCCCTGCTCGGCCGACATGTGCAGCACACTGCCATCGGGTGGCGCGGCCAGCTCCTGCGAGAGCACGCCGGCCGTGTTGTTGCGAAATCCGATTTTTTTGGCCATCACACACCTCAGATGGCCAAAATCTTGTCGGCTTGGTCGTTCCAGGTGATCTTGAGCTCGCCCCCGCTGGTCTGCGCCGGCAGGCCTGGCACATCGTCCAGGTAGCCGATCAGCGCGGAAGTGCCCGCCACACCCGTGTCCTTGTAGAGCACGATGGCGCGCGCCGTGTTGCCGGCGGCCAGGGCCGGAAAGCTCACATCGTTGGCATCGAACGCACCATCGACCACGGTTTTACCGGTCAGCTCCTGGGCGTCGATCACATGGGCACCCAGGGCCGACAGGAACTCATGGCCCGCGTCAAAGGCGTAGGTATTCTTGACCAGGGCCGCCTTGATGGTGGCGGTCTCAAAGTCAATCTTGGCGGTCAGAATCTTGGTTTTACCCTTGGGGTAGAAGGTGTTGGCCATGGCTGGGGCTCCTGAAAAGAGCCCTCAGTCTCTTCAGCACGGCCTCCTGCTGCCATCCCTAGCCGGGGTGAAACAAAGAAGCCCCAACTGCATTCACAGTTGAGGCTTAAAAAGCAATTTTTTTTAATTTTTAAGCTAAGTAGCTTTTATTGAATAATTCACTGATTTTTTAAATGATGGAATAAACAAAATATATATTTATAAATTTATATAAACTCAACCCTTTGAATGAGCGGCATCAGATTCAGCGATCAATTCTTCCCAAGGCCATTTCACTGTAACATATTTACGATAAAAAAGAAGTTGCCGATCAACATTCAGTACTTTTTCATCGTTATTCTCATAAGTCACTACCAAACCACGCCCGTGCTCGTCACACTGAAGTCCATCAATTTTTCGAAGAATCGCTTTTAGGTTAGATTTCTGAATACGATGCTGTCGTTTAACGGCTTTCTGGTAAATATGATCAGCAGGAATACCGCTCATATGGTCAGCGTCTGATGACTCTTCAATTATCACTGCCAAAGTGTGTGCATAAATACCAGTTGCATCGTTTCTGGTACGTATTCCCGATGCAACACGTTCCGAAAACCTTTGATAAACACCGTTGAGCTGGTCGGCAACAGCCATCGCCGCTGTGGTGTAGCAATCCTGTCGATCAAAAACGACTGCAGGATGTACTTCATGCTCAATTTCCGCTTCTTCTAAGGTTCGAAGCACAAGGCGCTGCAAAAGTCCAGCGTTTCCGAATGAGTCAATAATGATTTGATTTTGAAGTGCACGAGAGAAATCAAGCCCAAGCGCACTTCCACCTTTCTCCATAATCTTACGAAGATCATCAGGCTGCCAATCAATTGTCAACTCTTCTACTCGCCCTGCAAGATCAGTATTTAAATGGATGAACATATTTGCATCACCCCAAACACCGACCAATACTACAAAACAGCCGTAGTCCCAAAGAGCTTTAAGATCAAACGCAAGATCCTCTCTTGATTCAGTTGACATGTAATGCACGTCCTCTATGACCAAGCGTCTACCTGATGCCATCAAGAGTTGAGCGATAAAACGAATGTCGTTAATATCTTTTCCGACCCCTATGAGTTTCTTTGATTCTTCAGAGTTTAATTCTGCCCCCAGTTTCCCTCCGATTTTCAACATCAGTTCACTGCCGACAGTTCCTGTTGCTTCAACTACACCTTTGAAGCTTCCTTTAGATGCCTCTTCCACAACGAATTTAATATCAAGTTGAGAAAGGGCATCGCGATAAACATCTACTACTTCATATCCAAGACGGCATTGCACAGTAAGCGCCTCAGGAATCAGTTTTTGACGCAACCATGATTTTCCTGATTTAGAAGCACCACGAATTGCCACATGCACGCGACGCTTCAGCAAGCGCCCCATAGCAGCGTCCAATGCCCCCCGATCTACATATGAATCCGGAAGGATGACGTTAGACATGCCGAAAACGTCGGCTACATGCTTTAGCGATTGCCCGTCAGGTTGGTTCTGCATAGCTGCCTAGATAGAGAAAGGACACCGGGAGTGTCGCACGGAACAGCCGCCACTAAAAACGACCATGCAACAGAACGACTAGACGACAACAATAAACAGAGAGATTTGGTATGACGAAGCACAGGCCAGCACATCCTATGGGACCCATTTCATATGCAAAACTGGATTGCACATTTTCCGAGGTCTCAGGAGGATGGACGGAATGCCCTGCGCGAGTGCCCGCCCACATAATCCGGCATGCTCAAGCAAACCGCCCTCTCCATTGCCTTGTTCCCTGCTGCCGCGCTCGCAAACTGGCAAGCCGACATGGAATACGGCCAAGGGGATGGCCTGGGAATGATTCTGTTTTTCTATGCCTTCCTTGTGTACGTCATCGTCAAGGATGGCTTTAAGCAATCACGCGCCAAAGGCTGGGGCTGCCTTGGCGCGTGTTTGTTTGTGGGCTGGCTGATCATCACCTTCAAGTGGGCGTTGGCGCTGGCCAGTCTGGTGTTCCTGGCCAGCTTCCTTGCCTTTTGCTGGGAAAAGCTCAAGTAACCGAGCTGCCCATCACGCGCTTGGCGATCTCATGCCGGCGCTGCTCAATCCGCGTCAAACGCTCGCGCTTATCGTCCGAACTCATGTCCGGGTCAGCCTGCACCCGCTTGGCCTGGCTGTTGAGCTGCGCCAGCAGCTTGGTGGCCGTGTTCACGGCCCCGCGGCTGCGGATCAGCTCTCCACTGCTGTCCATGATCTCGTTTGCCTTGGTGTGGTCGCCGGAGGCCAGCGCATCGCGGTACGCCGCATAGGCCTGCTCCACCGACTTGGACTGCTCGTACATGGCGGAGACATAGCGGCTGCTGCCCGTTGGCAGGCCCTCGGCAAAGTTGCCCACCAGGAACACGTCCTTCAGGCGCATTGCCGGGCTTTCGCCGCGATCCACCACGGTGTTGCGCAGCAGCATGTCGCTGGCCACCGTGGATGCTGTGGCCATCCATGAGAAGTAGCCACGCATCAGGTGGTCGATCTGCTTGGGGCTCAGCCCCGCATACTCGCCCTTCATCAGCCGGGCCGGATCTGGCAAGCCCACCTGGCCCAGGAAACGCGCCACTTCCGAGGTGCGCTCGTTGTAACGGTCCTCCGGGCGAAGCCGCTGGTCGGCCAGGCTTTCGATCGCGCGGCCGGTGAAGCTGTCCTTGTTGGCGTAAATGTCCAGCAGCGGCTTGAACGCCTGGGGCACTGGATCAAACGCAAAGGTCTGGCTGACCATGTGGCTGATGCGTTCCATGAACCGCTTGCTGTCCATCTCCTCGCTGAACATCGCCTCGGCCGTGCGCTCGGCCAGCGTGCCGATGGCGCCCACCTCGAACGGCTTGGGTATCCGATAAGCGGTTTCACCGATCTTGAACCACCAGTAGCTGTCGCGGTCCCAGTCCTCGCGGCGCTTCCAGTCCTCGTCGTCCGCATAGGCCGCCAGCAGCCCCAGCGATGCCATGCTCACCGCCATGGCCACCGTGGCAAAGCGGCGGGGGTCTTCCTTGGCGGAGCGTCCGAGCTTGTAGAGCCCCTGCAGGCGGGCATTGAGAAATGGCACCGATTGCGTCAGGAAGCGAACCACGGGCGCACTACCGCCCATGGAGAAGTCCATCAGGTCTCGCGCCATGAAACTGGCTTCAGCATGGTTGTGGCCCTTGGCGATCAGCCGGTCATAGAGGGCCGCGCGGTTGATGTTTTCGGTGCGGTCACCAAATTCGTCATAGACCGCGTACAGCGCCTTGACCTGCGACCACAACTTCTGGGCACCGTTCTGGTCCAGCATCACGCCGGACAGCTTGGCCACCTGCTTGCGGGCGCGGTCGGTTTGCTCTTGGGTGCCGAACTTGATCACGCCGCCGGATGCCAGCATCGAGGCATAGACCTGCGAATCGCGCGCCGTCAGCTTCCAGCCCTTGGCGACGTTGGCCGCCGGGTTGTAGCTCAGATCCGCCATGGCCATCGAGGACACTACATCACGGATCAGGTTGCGCACCTTGAAGGTGGGGTTCACCGTCACGCCCAGGGTCAGCCACTGCTTGGCCTTGGCCAGCGGCTTCATCAGGGGGCTGGCCTGGTAGTTGAGCGCGCTGATCGCCTCCAGCAGATAGGGATCCTCCACCATCCAGTGCTCGGTCACCCCGTCGCGCATCACCTTGGCGGCGCCCTTGGTGTCGCTGGGCACCTTGTAGGCCACGGCCATTTTGTCGGCCGCATCCATGGTGGCCAGCGCGGCGCGGTTGCGGGCCGATGCGGCGTACAGATTGCCCCAGTTGAGCAGCATGTTCTGCAGCAAGTCGGCATTGAGCTGCTCGGTACCGCCCTTGAGCTTCTTCCAGGCCTTCTGGTTGGTCAGTCCCTTGGAGAAGCTGGGCCCCTGCAGGCCGCCCTCTTCCTCCATCAGGCGGTAGAACGGCACATAGGGCTGGTCGCGCATCAGGTCGTAGGCGTCCTGATCAATCAGCCCGGACTCCTTGGCCATGCGCAGCACGCTGTCGTTGAAGCTGTTGAGCTGGGCCAGGGCCTTGGCATAGGCCTGCTTGCGGCTGCTGCCGTCCGGCATCAGCCCATCGTTGAGCGTCTTCAGGCTAGTGATGTCCTGATCGCTGAACAAGTTCTCCTTGCCCTGGGCCTTGAGGTTTTCTGCGCGCTGGGCGGCCACGTGCATCAGGAAGCGGTCGTGCTCACCCTGCAGGCCGGCCAGCACCTTGGCAAAGCCACCGTCCTTCACGTCCACATCCGGCACGCCATCGCGCAGGAACGGGCGGCCGTACAGCAGCGCTGCCTCCAGCGTGCCGTCACTGCCCTTGGACATGCGCGCCAGCATGTAGGCGTTCTGGTCCAGCTGCGCAATCGGGGCAAACTGGTCGACCAGCGCCTGCTTCATGCGCAGGCCCAGGTTGGCGCGCAGCTGATCGAATCGCTCGCGCAGCGTGGGCACTTTGTCATACCCGGCCACGGCCAGGTAGGCACGTTCCTGGTCGGGCGTCAGGCTGCCCATGCTGGAGCGGATGGCGTCTGCTGGCTGGGAGCGGCTGAACATGGCCTGCCCTGGGGGCGCGTCATTGACAGCATCGGCCTGTGTGGCTACATTTCGAACTTGCAAGCCCTGAGTGGTGCGGTTTTCGCTTGGCAATTGGAGCCCTGTTGACCCGGACCCATCAGGGCTTTGCTTTTTGCTAGTGCCGCCGTCGTCAGTTTGGCGGACACTCAGTGCCTCCCCGGTATCGCTTCGGGCGTAGGACGGCACGAATTGATCGCTGATCGATTCAAAATCCGTCGTACCGGGGGCCTTGCTGCGGCCCTCCACCTGGCCGCTACGCTCCACCCATCCCCGCGCTGGCAGCAGGTAACCCTGCACGATGTCGGCATCCGTCAGCTCCAGCGCCTTGAAGCCTGGCACATGGCTGCGCAGGAAATTGCGGATCGCAGCAATCGCGCGCTGCACAAAGCCCAGGTCCGTGCGGGTCTGGGCCAGCTCGGCCAGCACTTCCTCGGCGGCGTAGGCCACGTGATCAGGATTGCCCATGTCCAGGCCGTACTCTGACGCCTTCGCGGCCACGTCCTTGGGGCGCAGCTTGGCGACCTGATCCAGCACCTTGTCCAGCTCGGCGCCAAACCGCCCCCGCAGACCATGGTGGCCCAGCACCTCGTGATACAGCACCCGGGTGGCATCCGCTGAAGTGGGCAGCGCACTGGCCACCAGGTACACCTGCCCCTGATACCAGAAGCCTTCGGGCTCGCCGGTGGCGCCCTGGGAGCGCTGTGCCTGGTCGGCCTCGCGCACAGCCTCGGGCACGCGCGGGTCATTCATGCTGTCGACCACAGTGATGCGGGGGCTCTGGCCCCAGCCCTGGGTCAAGCTGCCGACCGTGCGCTGCACCATGGCGCGGCGCATTTGGACGGCCGTGGTGTTGGAGACGGCCGGGCGCTCTGTCCGGCTGAACATGGCCACGCCCTTGTCCGTCTCCTTGGTTTCCACCGTGTTGAAGAAATGGTCGAAGGCGGCGCGGATGGCTGGCACCTCGCCGGCCTTGGCATAGGGGTAGCTGCCTTCCAGCCGCATGCCCAGAGCGGCCTGTGCCTCCCAGAATTGCTCGTCCACCACGTTGGCCAGGTAATCGTTGCTGGCGTTCTGGTCTTCCAGCTTGGCGATCAGGTAGCTCTCGAAGGCGCGGGCGCTCAGTTCGACGTCCGTGGACCAATAGTCCTTGGTGCGGCGCTCATCCAGCTTGGCCGAGCGGGCGCGCAAGGCTGTGGAATTGATGGAACGCATCACGGCGCCGAACGCTTCGATCATGGCAGGGCGCACCCCTTCCCCCCGCGGGAAGTATTTGTACCCTTTGGCGGCGGCATTCACGTCGCTGCTCTCGGTCATGTAGCCACTGGCACTGCTGCGCATGCGCGAGAAGTAGTTGTCCACGGCATGCCACCACTCATGACCCAGGCTACCGGCGCCCGACTTCTTGGTCAGGTTGATCACCACCTTGCCACGCTCGTAATGGGCAGCCGCCGGATTCTTGCCGCCAGATCCCCGGGCGCCAAAGGCCAGGCCCAGCTCGCCATTCAGGGAAATGGCCTTGGGTGGCAGCTGCAAGACTGCTGCCATGTCCATGAGCGCGTCGAACGCATCGTTGAGATCCTGCTGGCGGCGGCCCTGCTCCACCCAGTTGCCAAACTCCACGCCCCGGAAGCCGAAGGCCTCGCGGAACTGCTCGGGGGTCACATCCAGGCCTTGGCGCATGTCCTGGCCGACGCGGGGCCGGTTGGTGTCGGCGCGCTCCACCGGAACCTCTTTGTACTTCTCCAGCTTGGTGGTCAGCGCGTCCAAGTTCTGGTCGCGGTACTCGCGGGCTTCTCGCACGGTCTTGAACGGGCCGGCCAGCTCGGCGTAGTTGCGGCCGATCTTCTTTCCCACATGAATCTCACCCGTGCGGCGCGTGGACCAAATATCAAAGCTGGGAACATTGGCCTTGGCTTCTTGCTTGGCCTGGTTGGCATGCAGCTTCTTGAACGCCTCCAGCGCCTGCTCCTTGGTGTCGCCGGTGGCCAGCTCACGGGGCCAGTTGCCAAAGCTGCTGCTTTTGGCTGCCTGCTCCACAGCCCACAGCGTGACGTTGGGTTTGCCTTTGTAGAGCGTGTAGAAGTGCTCGCCGAAGGTTATCCCCTCGAGGCTCTGGCCATGGCCCACCGCCTCGTACAGCTCAGCCCGACCTGCAATGCCGCGCAGATCCCGGCTACCAGCCTTCAGCAGTTCCGTGCGCAGCTTCTGGTGCGGCATCTGGCCGTCCAGCATCTCCAGCGCAAAGGCGCGCAGCTCCTTGACCTGTGCTGCCCAGCGGTGGACCTTGAAGCTCTGGCGGGGCTTGGCAGGGATGGCATCGCGCAGCGAGCGCACCATGGCCACCGTGCCGGCATCGTGGCCGGCATCAATCAGCTTCTGGTAATCCGGCTGTGGCCAGACCTTGGACAGGGGCAGCTCGGCAATCGCATCGTCCGACACGGCGCCGATGTCGTCACGGAAACCGGACCACACATCCTTGCGGGCGCCACCGATTTTCTCGCCCACGTCCTCGATACGGGCAGCAGGAGCTACAGATTTAGTAGCTGTCTGGGCTTTCTGAGCTTGCTGAGCAGTCGTCTTTTCAGACGAAGCGCTCACCTGTCGTGCTCCACCCGCTTCTGTCTTGGTAGCAGCGGGCAGGCTGGATTGGCTCTGGTTGCCATCTTGGCTGGGAGCAGCATCTGCAGCCTGGTCGCCGCCGGCCTGCTCTGGCTGTGCACCCACTGGGCCTGCGTTATCCGGAGAGGCGACCACGGCCGCTGGTGCTGGTGCTGCCTCGGTCGGTTGCTCCGCAATCTGCGGTGGGATCGCCTGGCCTGCGAGCTGCTTGTAGCGTGCCAATGCGGGCTGCACGCTCTCCAGCGTCCGCTTGCCGGTCTCCACATCCCGTGCGAAACCATCCAGCACCGCGGCAAAGGTGCGGTCCGTGTCCGCCCCGCTTTGACGGTTGCGCTCACGGAACTGCTGGGCCAGGGCCTTGATTTCCTGGATCCCGCCTGTCTGCGCTACCCCCTGTGGCAGGGCTGGCGCCAACGCGCCTTGTCCTTGGCTTTCTGCTCCCGCTGCAGCTTGCGCTTGAGGCTGCGCGCCAACCTGCTGGGCTTGAGTGGTTTGCGTGGCATCGGCTACCCCTTCTTGCTGGGGGACTGCAGACCCTGGCGTTTGAACTTGCGGCGCATCCGGCGCTGCTGCTTGCGATTCATCGTTGAGAGGCGTGACGGGACCATTGCTTGGCTGTCCTTGGGAAGTGGCCTGCGCACCTTCGGCGGTGCGGGCGCTGGGGAAGTCGCCCACCAGGGGCAACAGTTGGGAAATGGGGGCCTGCAGCTGCAAGACCTTCACGGGCTGGCCGTCCTGGCGCTTGGCCAGCCACTGGTGGTGGCCGTCCACCACGTAGCCGTCCGACGACACCAAGATGGCGCGGTCACCGCCGGTGCGCTTGGATGCCTTGCGCACCTTGGCTTCCGAGAATTCCGCTTGGGTCGGCTTCAGGCTGTTAGCGGGCACTTCGGCCTGCTCGCTGGCGATGCCCTGGCCCTTGAGGTAATTGACCAGGGCGCCACGGTGTGCGGCATCGACCTGGGGCATCTGGGCACGTGGGACACCCAAGGTGCCGGAGCTCGGGCCAAATGCCACCCACTCGCCACCGACACGATCCCCTGCGATGTCAGCATTGCCGGCTGGTGTGCGCTGCGCCGGGGCTGCAGCGCCACCGGGTGTGCCCTGCTCCATGGCCGGCTGCAGCGCGGGGCGCTCTGGAATCAGCGCCTCCATGGCGCTGTTGTCGGCATTCGCATCGACGGCCGGTGGGGGATCCGCGGGCAGATCAGCGCGTTGGTTCAGGCCTGCGAACGCTGTGCGGGCGTCGGCCAGGCGGCGGATGCGGGCGATTTCTGGGGATGTCAGCGTCGGCTCACCAATCGTGCGCAGCCCCTGGTTCACGTGCTGGATCACGCGCAAGGTGTTGGGTGCCCCGCCGTCGAATGCATTGCGCACGCCACTGGCCACACGGCCGGCGCGCAGGCGGGCATTCGTTTCTGTGGTCAGGTCGGCAGGGTCGGCATCCTGGGAGGCTTGGGCTTCGTTGCTGGCCTGTCCGGCGGCCACCGGCTGGGCCTCCCCCACGTTCAGCGCCAGCCAGGCATCTTCCAGTTCGCCGCGTACGGCCTGCACTTTGCTGGCGTCCGTGTAGTCGGTGGCTTCGCGCACGGCTTGCTGCATATCGCCCAAGGGGTTGGCCACCGGTGGCAGCTCGCGCACTGGCTGGTCCTGGTACTGTTCCTGCCAGCCTTCGGGCGGCAAGTGCGAGTCAGCCGCTTGCGGCGCCATGCCCATCAGGCGGGCGCGTGCGGCAATCCGTTGGTCTTCGGGCAAGCCCTCGATGTAGGCGTCCAGCTGAGCCCGGGTGCCCGTAGTTCCATCGGGGAACACAATCATGGGGTCGGGGTTGTAGGCCAGTTGAAGCGGTGCTTGCGGCTGCTCCGGCGCAGGCTCTGCGGCGGGGGCGCTGTCTACGGCGTCAGCCGCCACTCTCGACAAAGGACCGTTGGCGCGATCGATGCCCAGGTGCTGCGAAGGTGTCAGGACCGAAGCACCAGCACCGGTCATGCCGCCCAGCACGGCACCCATGGTGGCGGCTCCGGCCACGCCCTTCATGGGGTCCAAGTCGGGATTGAACGGAACGGCCGCACGCTGGCCCTCGTACTGGGTCACGCCTTCTTCCAGGGCCTCCTGGGCGCCCTCCACGGCGCCAGTCTTCAGGGCCCGGGCCACCAGGCCGCCCTTGAAACCACCAGCACCGGCCACCAGCCGCTCCGCCCCCACCAGGCCGCCAGCCGCGCCGATCAGGCCCGGCAGCACACTGGCACTGCGGCCGGCTGCCAGGGCCTGCTCGTCGGTGGCCCCGCCATCCCGGGACAGTTCGTAGGCCGTGCCTGCGGCATCGCCGCCGGCGCCAGCCGCCCCGACACCAGCACCAGCAGCCAATCCAGCCCGGGTCGTGCCCTTGGTGCCCAGGCCCAGGGCACGCGCCCCAGTGGTTGCTCCCTTGATGGCCACGCCAGGGGCAGCAAAGGAGCCTGCAGCCTGTGCCGCCGCCAGCAACGGATTGCGCGCCACGTAGCCCAGGGTGGCCCCGACCTCGCCGCCCATTCCATCGGCGTCCTGCATTTCCTGGCTGTAGCGCGCTTTCTCGGCCTTGACCACATCGGACTGCGCGGCTTCGCCAGCCTCGACAATGTTCTTGTCGATCCACTGGGAGGCAGCGTTGCCAGGACGCACAAAGTTAGCAACCGCTGATGCAGTGCCGGCTGCCGCGTTGGCGCCTTCAATCACGGTGTCGTTGATGGCGGCCATGATCGAGCGCCTGGGGGTGGCTGGTGCCTTGCCAAAGTCAGGGTCTGCAAACGGATTGCTGGCTGAAGGCTGCCCATTCACCGGTGCATCACTGCGCCCAAAATTGGGATCTGCAAAGGGGTTCTGTGTGCTCATGCACCCACTTTGCCCAGCGCCATCCATACGCGCGAACCCCAGCCGGGGTGCAAAAAAACCCGCCGAAGCGGGTTGTTGTCACGGGCGTGTTTCGGTTATTTGCCCAGATAGCGGGCAGATGCACCTGGGCCGTACTGGGCATCAAACTGCGCAGCCAGCTTTGGATCCTTACGCAGCGCCTGCACGTGGTTGGTTAGAGGCTGCGCCGCCTGCGCACCAACCGGCACCTGCTGAGCCGTGCCATCTTCCATGATGCGCACCAGTGCCTGACCACCGCGCACCACCGCGCCCATGTCGGTCGTGGTGTCCGGCAGGTTCACCGTCTGCAAACGGTCCGCCGCCGTCTTGCCGGCCAGGGCCGCCAGGGACCGCTGCGCCAATGCGCGCTGCTCGGTGCTGGCATTGGGATCCAGCAAGGTGCTGCGCAGCTGCTCCTGCTGGGCTGCGGCACGGGTGGCAAAGCCCTGGGTTTCTTGGTCCATGCCAAGGCGGGCCGCATCGATCAAGCCGCGGCGGGCATCGCGCCGGTCAGCGCCGGACTGCCGCATCTGCTCACCCATCAAGCCCGCGTTTTGGCGCATGACCTCCACATCGGCAGAGGTCTGCCCCCTGGTCATCGCGGCCATATCCTCCGCTGCAGCATTCTGGTAGGAGGCTTGTGCCGCCCTGGCGGAACCCTTGGGCGCCCAGTGCGATTGATGGATCAGGCTGTCGGCATTCGTCTTCTGGCGCCGCAGCATTTCACGCGCGGTCCAGTCGTTGCCGCTGTGCGTGGCCGTCACGCGGCCAATCAGCCCCTGGGACGGAGACTGCGGGACATTGCCGCTGGTGGCAACACGGCTGATGCTCTCCATCTGCTGGTTCGCGGCCAACTGGTCAGCGGCGGCCATGTTCTGTGCCGAGGGCGGGCTCTTTGGCTCGCGGTCCAGGCTCACGGACGCGTCACCGGTGCCGGCATAGCTGTTGCCGGCGCGGAAAATGCCCGGAGCGACTTGTCGGGATGCCTCCACCAGCGGATTGGACGCCCCTGCTGCGGGCGGGTTGACCGTGCCACCACCAGCGCCAGCCGGATTGGTTGCCATGCGCTGCACGCCTGTGGGACGCTCAGACTCGGATGCGGCGGACAACGCGGCCAGGCCGGTGCCTGGGGCGACATACGGAACGGCAGCCTTGGCAGCCACGCCGGCGGTGGAGTTCAACGCCCGGCTGACCAGGCCGCCCGTTTGGGCCACCTTGCCAATGCCTCCGACACCCGGCAGGGCCATGGCAGTGTTGTAGACCTGTCGGCCCAGCTCCGAAGAATGGATGACGGATTGAGGTCGTGCCGCCGGCGCCTGGCGGTCTTCTTCTGTGGGGATCTGGTCAATCAGACTGCGACGTGTTTGTGGATTCGTGGCCATAGCGATTCCCTCGCTGGTTTGGATTGATCTCAGTCTCCTGTATGACCAGCTACTACCAAAGCCCCAGAGGGGTACGCATAATGATCGAAGGAGGAGATATGACCCTGTTTTACAAAGCGACGATCACCGTCCATCAAACTTTTGATGTTGAAGTCTCTGGTGAGTCAAGGGAAGAGGCGGAGAAAAACGCCTTTCAATACGCCGAGCATAAATACCCAGGCTTTAGGGTGTCAGTGCCTGAACTGAAGTTCAAGTTAGAAACAAAACTCTCTCCAGGCAAGAAAGTTCATCACAGCAAATTCGGTGAGGGGATTGTGGTCATAAATGAGATCGATCGTGTGCAGATTGATTTTGGTGAGCACGGCATTAAATGGCTAGCAACAAGCATTGCGCGCCTTACTCCAGTTGATTAATCTGATCCTCGATCTCCAGTAGCCCCATGGCTTCGGCGTAACCCAGGCCAGCCAGCCACTCGGCCACCACCAGGCGCAGCAGCTCGTCTCGCGCTGGGCCCAAGTCATCCACCGTGCGCTTGCCTGCAGCGATGTCGTGCCACAGCTTGGCGGGCAGATCGTGCTCCACCCCAGCTTGCGTGCGCATGGTCACATGTGGGCGGCGATCATCGAGGTGAATGACTTGGGCGGGCATGGTCGGCCTTCGTAGCGCCTGTCAGCGCTGGGTCATGGCTTCATACGCTTGAACGACACCCTGGGACTGGGCCAGCTGGCTGCGCAGCTCGTAGCCCATCAGCGGCCAAACTTGCTCGATGGCAGCACAGCGCGCTTCCTTCCGGCCCATTTCTGGATCATGGCGCGCCGGATCAATAGCCCCGTAGTTCACGCCGACCAGCTTCGTGCCGTTGCGCAGCACGATCACGGATAGCGTCACTCGGTCCAGGCCTTCCACCAGAGGAGATCCAGCCAGCGCCTTATCGAGGGTGAAGCTGTATTCAGCGGCGATGTTCGCCTCGACCGCTTCAGGCGTGATGCGCGCAGCAGTATTCCCCTTGTCCTGCTGGCTCATGGCCTCGGCGGATTCGCCCGCAGTGGCATGCCCAGCCCCAGCCAGGACTGCTGCGGCCGTAGCCTTGGTGGCTGGCACATTGCGTGGGCAATTGCTGCATGCCTCGTTGGACCCAAAAGTGCACCCGGCTACCGCGGCTGTACCCGCGTCCAACAAGGCGTCAATGGCAACTCGGATGCGCGCACCCAACGCTTTTGCATCGTAGAGCTTGATCAACGACTGGTTCGTCAAGGCTTTCATGGCTGCCAGCTCCAAGTTCATGCGGTGGGCGCCCGCCGCGTCGGCCGTGCGGTTGTCGCTACCACCCGAAACCTTCACCGGACCGCAGGAAGATGCCGCGAGTTGCGCATAGAGCTGGGTACCTGCCTTTGCAGCTTCCATGCGCGCCATGCTGGTTTGAATGGAGGCATCGGCGTTCAGCTTGGCCAACTCGGCTTTGTGCGCCTCCAGCGTCAGCACCAGATAGGCAAGCGCGAATACGACGGCCGACAGCACGATGCCTGCCAGGCCTTTGATTTCCTGCGGCAGCGCAGCAAATTGGTAGGTGATGAAGATGGCAGCCAGCAACAGCATGGCTGTGGCGATGAAGTTCAGGTTCAGTACGCGGGGTGGTTTGGTCATGTGCTTCTCCACGGGTGGGTTGCGGGCGGTCACTGAGCGGCCTTGGCCAGCGTGACCAGCTGTTGGCGCAGGGCGTTCTGCTCATCCAGCGGCAGGGTGCCGAACTCGGGGTTGTGGTGGATGAAGTGCGCCAGCTCGTCGGCGTTGTCGAACTTGCGCTCTGCCTTGACAGCCTCGTGCTGGTGCTGGGCCTGGTCTGGCTGCGCCGTCTCGGGCGCCTTGTCTGCAGCGGTCGCGCTGCGTTTCTTGTTGGCTGTGGCCATGTGTCGTGCTCCGGTAATGAAAAAGGGCTCCACGTAGGGAGCCCTGATTTAATTGGAGCTGGGATTTATCAGCGAACCTTAGACGGGGGTCCGTTATGCTGCGCTTATGGTCCTTTACGAAATTCAAAAAATAGCGATTGCATTCAGATCCGCTATCTTGAGCATACCGTCTTCCCAACGCCCAATAGGATTTAGCAAATTCCCTAAGGGAGCGTGCGGAGACACGACTCTATTAATAGGTGCGTACTTGAATGATTTAGGCGAGGCTGGTTTTTTGTATACCAGCGGCTGCCGCGGCAGCTATGAAGACGGAACATGGCATACACATGCTTGGCTTCAGCGGGACAATTTTTTTATCGATTTGACATGCGATCAGTTCGATGATGCTCCGTCTGGATTTGTTTTCCAAAACTCAAGCTGGCATCAACAATTTAGAGAAATTGAATTTAATGAGTCAGACTTTAGGGTTTGGCACGGTCACGGCGTACTAGAGCTCGGTCAGTTTTACTCCAAAATCCGAACGAAGCTTTAAGCAATGGGCCCGGGCATCATGCCGCCGCCTTGGCGCATCCACTGCTCGTTGCGGCCCGAGGCCTTGCGGCCGAACTCCGCTTCAAACCGCCCCAGGGCCAACCTGGCCTTGGCGTCGTTGAACAGGTCGGTGTCGTCACGGCTGTAAGCCCGGTGCAGCATCCAGTCCACCAGGGCCGGGTGCAGTTCCGGCCGAATCTCCGGGCTGTCATCCTCGCTGGCATCGTGCCGCATCGGTTTGAGGGGCAGGTGCTGAACGGTCAGGCGCAGCGTTCCAGCTTCGCTGGGCTTGGGCCAGAAGTACAGGGTGTCCGTGGCCAGGCCGGTGACCAGTACGGTGGGCTGCCCCTGGTGGCCCTCAAACTGCCAGCCAGGGTGCATGGCATCCATACGCTCCACGTCCATCGTTCCCACGGGCATAGTCCCGGCGAAGGCGCGCTTGATCTGCACGATGCGGCTGCTGATCGCCACCGTCTCGGCGCCTGCCTCGTAGGCCACGGTGCACAACTCGCCAGAGGAGCGCACCAAGAGCTGACCGCGGCGGCAGGCTTCGTCTTGCGCTTCGTTGGCGTACTGCGCCAACAGGACATCCTCACAGAAATACGGCGCGGAGTTGTCCCGCGACTGGGCCCGGTACAGCGCGATCAGTTCTTTGAGGTTCATCGCGCAGCCTTACGATGCCAGCACGGCACGCAGCCACGCAGCCCCGCGGGGGTTGTCATCGCGGTTGACCTGGAACGGGTAGCGCAGGCTTTTCTGGGATTTCAGCTGATTCATGGCCTCGCCCTTGGCGTGGTCCAGATCCTGCTCGTAGCCAGTTTCCTTGGCGCGCGCCAGGCGCTCCACATACTTGCGCTTGACCACGATGGGCTGGTCGCGCTTGAACATTTGGATCACGCCATTGACGGCCACCTGTACGAACTGGTGTTCGTTGTCCTTGCCACCAGACAACACCGTCACCATGACGGGCTCGTTCATGAAGGCCTCCATCTCGGCATCCTTCATATCAGGGATCGGGTTGTCGATGATCTCGGACACCGGGTCTTCGACCACGCCAAACTCCATGGTCTGGCTTGCGCCCAGGTATTCGTTGGTGCTGTCGACGGCAGCTCGCTTGGGGGATGTGGCCATGTCTGTGTTCGCCTTGAAAGGGTTGGGAGAGAACCCCCGAGGCCTCAAGACTTCGGGGGTTCACGGTTGCTTACCGGTTACAGGGCGGTCACACCTGCTTCAGCGACGGCCATCCAGCCTTCGTTGAGCATCGTGCACTCCATGTAGAACTTGGCACCCACGTAGCCGCGCTGGCCCAGGGGGTCGCTCTTGTCCTTCTGGCCGGTCGGGATGTAGGTCGGGTCCAGCGCATCCACGCCGCGCAGCGCCACCTGGCCGTAGGCGTCCTCGCCCACCATGATGAAGGGGTACACGTCCACCTTGGCGGTACCGGACAGGCCGGTCGCCCCGATGTCAGCACCAGCGGCCACGTAGGGAAGCAGGTCAGGCGAGGTCACGAAGCGGAAGTTCTCGCAGCTGCCCAGCTCATGGGGGGAGATGGGCGTGCGGCTGCCATACTCGGTGACGTGCTTGAAGCCGGCCAAGTCGCGGATGTCGGCCTCGGCATCGGTGTGCACGAAGACCACATACGCCGCTTCCACAGGCTTGGTCGCAATCTTGGGGCTGGCATCCAGCACACCGGTGATGCGCTTGGCATGATTGGCCTGCAGGTTGCGGCTGATCTTGCGCAGCAGCGACAAGGTGATCTTGGCGGCCACCGTGGCACGGGTGGAAACATTGCCCGCATAGAACACATTGGTGCAAGCCTTCAGCACGCCGTAGCGGATCATCTCGCGCACCTGGCCGGTACGCTCGCCCACCTGCTTCTTCATTTCCGCAGGCACGTCATCTTCGTAGGTGTCTGCCACCACGTCGGTCAGCTGGTACAGGCAGCCGTACTGCTTCAGCGTCACCGTGATGTCCTGGGGCACCAGGGTGTCGGCGGTGGGCGTCACACCTTCCGCCAGGATGTGCGCAGCTGCGGTTGCGGCCGGGCGGTTGGCAGTGTTGAAGTCGGTCGCGGCAGCACCGTAAGGCAGGTAGCGACGATGCTTGATCGTCAGGCCACTGTTCTTGGGGATGCCGCGTTGCTGACCGCACAGGCCCAGCACTTCCACTGGGACCGCATGCTTCAGGATGTCACCCTTGAGCGCACCAATACGGGCGGCGGGGGACGCAGAGCTAAATTGGGGCATGGTTTTCTCCTAGTGCCGCGTTCACTTATTTCTTGTTGAACGCAGCCAAAAAGGCTTCTTCTTCGGTGGGCTCTGCCGTGGGGCGTTGCGCCTGGCCGGTGGGCGTTACCGCTTGCTTGAGGCGCTGTTGGCCCTTGGCTTGCTTGGTGGCAGCCTCGGCCTTCGCGGCACCCCACTGCTGGTATTGCCCCAGGACAGCACCCAGTCGGTCGGCGGTGTCCGCCGTATCGAACTCTTGCTGCACCGACTCAGGCTGCGCGCCCAGCCACAGGTTGAAATCCTGCGACTTCACGGTTTCGCGCCACCCCGTGTGCATGCGATCCATCAGAGCCAGCTCAATGTCCTCCTGCGTCAGCGCGGCCTGGGCAGGCGCAGCGTCCGTGGCCACGGGTTGCTGCTGCTCTGCAGGCGGGGCCTGCTGGGGAGTTGGGGCCTGGGGGACCACGGCATGGATGTACTCCGCAATTTCCGGGAAGTCCTGCTTGAACTGCTCCAACTTGGGGTTGGCCGGTGCGGGCGCGGTTTGCGGCGGCACCTGTTGTGCGGAAGGCTGCTGTCCCATATGGCGCTTGAGATCGCCAATATGACCATGGGCCTTGCGCAGCTGCAATTCAAGATCACCGACTTTCGCGGCTTGCTCAAACAGTCGTTGCACCTCGCTTTGTTTGAAGCCACCGAACACCACGGGGTCATCAGCTGCAGGCGCTGGGGCCTGATCTTGCTGCTGATCACCTGGGGCTGGTGGCTCTTGGCCGCCTGTCCCTGCTGCGGGCAGATCCGTTTCGACCGCGGCGCCGGCAGGTTCTACCGTTGCGGGGGCCGATGTGGTTGGCTGCTCGTTGCCGGCAAAGCTCGCCTCAAACGCGGCTTCTTGCTCCAACAGTTCTTGTCCGTCCATGCGCTTGCACTCCTACGTTCTTCAAAGGTGTGTCACGGTCAGTAGCCAGGCGGCTCGACGGTGACGCTGTTTGCTGGGTTTGACTTCTCAGGCAAGGCCAGCAGCTCCTTCCACACAGCGATGCGACCGCGCAGCTCAGCCGTGCGAATGGCATCCAGTGACGCGCTGTCGTTCTTCTCGCGCAACGTCTTGAGCGCTGCTTCGGCCTGTTCGGCCAGCGCCCGCCAGGTTGGCGATGTGAAGTCCAGCTGCTGTGTCATGGGTTGCAGTGTTTCGCGTTGCGCAAGAAAGCACGATCCCCAGCCGGGGGGACAAAAACAAAACCCTCCGGGCTTGCGCCGGGAGGGCTGGATGGTGGGCGAAGTCGATTAGGACCGCACGCCGTCGTCCGCCTGCGTCTCGATGCCGGCCTGCAGCCCTACGGCGGGGCTTTCCGGATTGGCCGGCGTCAACGGGTTGGTGTTGGTGGGCACGTCAACCGGTGACACCTCCCCTGCTCCACTGGCCTGGGGCACGATGGGGGCGGCATCCATGTCCTTGGAGCCCGCAGAGCGCAGCAGCGCATCGGCCGTGGTGGCAGTGCCGGGGATCTGCTCGATCACCTGGGCCGTTTGCACAGCGCTGTACTGGGCCTCCACCCGGGCGCCCACGGTCAGTGCTTGGGCACGCTCGGCGTCGGCTTTGGCCTTGATCGCCTGGGCCCCCAGCAACAGGGCCTTGGCCTGCAGCGTCGGGTCCACCGGCGCCTGGGACTGCTGCCGCTTCTCCTGCGACAGCTTGAAGTTCTTCACATCCAAACGCTGTCCCTTGACCAGTTCCTCGGCCAGCAGCTCGGGGTCCAGGCCGTAGGCGGGGTTGGCCGACACCGTCAGCAAGGTGGTCAGGAACTGCTGCTGGGCATCGCGCTCCACCAGGGCCGACGATGCACGCACATCGATCTGGAAGTCCCCCTTGATGCTCTCGTCGTCCGCGTAGGCCATCATCCAGTCGAAGTAGCGCTGGATGTGTGGCCGCGTCATGTAGTCGTCAAAGCGCTTGGCCAGGCGGCGCATCACGCTGGTGGCGTTGTTGTTCTGCATCTGCATGCCACCCAACGTGTTGGGCGCGTCGCCGCGGATGCCCTGGAGCATGGCAGGCATGCCCGTGGTGTCCTCGGCCATCTTCAGTGCAAAGTTGATGATGTTCATCAGCTCGTTCTGCACGCTGTCCACGGTGAAGGTGGCGAAGGCCTTGGTGACATCGGCCACATCACTGTTGGATTCGGCACGCCAGTGCTTGCCCGGGCGCAAGGTCCAGTCGCCGTCCACCGGCACAATCCCATTGCCCGAAACAATCTGGGGGCTGGCCGACAGGCCACTGTTGTCCATCATGGCGCGCACCGCACCGTTGAGCATGCGCTGCACCGTGCGGATCTGGCGACTGATGCCCATCCCCCAGGGCATGCCAGGGCGGCGCTGCCAGGCCAGCACGTCGTAGGGGAACTCGCCATCCTCCAGCGGGCTCAGGGTCAACTTGATGATGCGGTCATTGATCAGCACTGCCATGGCCGGCAGGCGCTCGTCCTCCAGGTCCTCCACGTCCACGCCCATGGCCTGCAGCTTCTCACGGGTGCAGTGGCCATGGAAGATCCACATTTCGTACTCGTCGTCGTTCGGGATGTAGACGGCCTCCGTGCCCTCGCGGGTGCGGTTGGGCCCTTCCTTGAGGGCCTTGGCGATGGCCTCACGGTCGTAGCTCTCGTCCTTGAGCAGCTCCATCAGCTTGCGCCGGCCGAGGTAGTCGCGCTCCCAGGTGTAGCTGCCGTTGTGGATGTTCTCGCCACAGGCAGGGTCAGGAAAGAAATTCCAGAAGTCGATGCGCTTGCTGGCCGCCCGGATCTCTTCAAGCTTGACCTGCTTGATGATGCCAGTGACCGGGTCTTTGGCCGGCATCCGGACAGTGCGCAGCACAGGGAACGGTCCCTTGAGCACGCCAGAGCCACAGCGTCCGGCGTCCTCGATCAGCTGGCGCACCTCACCGTGCCAGTTCGATTCCACCAGCCGGTCCTCGATCTCCCGCTGCATCTTCTTGGCGGCTTCCTGGGCAGCCTCTACCTGCCGCTCCACAAAGTCCTCCATGGTCTTCTGGTCATAGGCAAAGCCCATGGCTTCGCGCAACTGCTCGATCAGAGCGGGGCTCAGCTTGGGGATGGGCGTGGCCTTGATCTCCCAGGAGCGGTCGTCCGTGGGCAGCAGCATGTCGGCCACCCGGGCGCTTGCCGCATCCACATAGGGCCGGGTGATGTTCAGGAACACCACCGACCGGGTGGGGCCTACCGACTTGGGCGCCGCTCCGATGGACTGCTTGCTGCGGTACAGCTGGTTGCTGGTCTGGAACGCCCGGTTGGCATCATCGATGCCCTGGTAGTGCTCCTCGTCCTCGGTCCACTCAGTCTCAATGCCGGTGCCCATGCGGCCCTGGATGGCTTCGTGGCGCTTGGCCAGCAGCGATGCCAGAAACTCGGCTTGGTGATTCACGGGAGGTTCACCCGCATCGTGGGGCTGCAAGCCCCCTGCTTTGTTAGCGGTTGCTTGCATGTCAGTACCCAATTTCACGGTCTAAGGGCGCCCAGCCACCGCCCATCTTCTGCACGGGGGCCGGTTTGGTGATGGCCTTGCGCTTCATCATCAAGGCGTAGCGGCTTGCGCTCATCAAGTCGTCCAGCTTCTTGACGACCTTGCCGTCCTTGCGGTGGTACAGCTTGAACTCCTGAAACCAGTCGCCCAAGTGCGCAAAGACCTTCCAGCGTCCGGTCTGCATGCGATCCAGCATGTCAATCAGTCCGGCCTCCACACCGTTGGAGCCATCTTCAAACGTGGCGCGGTGCTTGAGCATCTTCAAACCAGCCTTGGCGTACTGCAGCGCCAGCTGCTCGCCAGAGCCCTTGTCGTGCTGCTCCCCGTCGTGCGGCCAGGCCGTAGGCACCCAGTCGCCCCAGGGCTTGATGGTGGAAGCATGGATCACAGGGGTGGCGTGGCTCAGACGGTGAGCCTGGATCACATAGATGCAGTCGTTGTCCCGGTCCCAGGCCAGCTGCACCGCCGCGGTCGGGTGGTCCCAGCCGAAGTCGATACCGTTGATGCGGGCCCAGTGCGGCGGCACGGCAAACGCCGGCACCTTGATGCTGTTCTCTTCCACGGGGAAGATGCGGCCACTGCCCAGCGTCGGGATGCCCTTGGCACGAGCCTCGCGCTCATGCGGGGGCGAGCTGGCCCACAGCTCCTTTTTGGTCTTTTCGTCCAGGTGGGGCACATCGTCCCAGCCGGCGGTCACCAGGTAACGGAATGCGCTTACCGCAGGCACAGCGGCTCCTCCTTGGCGTCTTGCTCGCCCTCCAGGAACATCATCACCGTGCCGGTGGTGCCCTCCAGGGGGGTGAAGGTGATGTACACGATGCCGTTGGTGGTGGCCGTGCGGATCAGGCACTCGCTGTAGACCTCCAGCGGCGGCTCCTCGTCCAACCAGATGCCGTCGCGCTCGGTGCCTTCAAAGCTGCCCCGGCCCTGTTGGTAGGACTTCAGACCCAGCTCGGAGAACTTGCCGCTGACGTGCTTGACGTACACGGTGTCGGCCAGATCGGTCACGCCCTGCTTCCAGCCCACGCGCTCGATGCAGTCGGCATACACCAGGCCGGTGCCGCTGAAGCACTTGGACGTGCCCGAGCCCACCACCGGGCCGAACAGCTTGTTCTGCACGATGTCGCGGGTGGTTTCGTTGGTCTTGCCAGCAGCCCAGAAGCGCACGGGCCGGTCAAAGCGGCGCCCTTCCCACCAGTCCGGGTAACGGCCGGTCAGGTGCAGCGCGGTTTCGTAGCCGCCCATGCCCTCGGTCTTGCCCACGCGGTTGGCCGCCATTGCGCAGCGCTCGCGGTAGGTGGCGCCGGCCTTGAAAAACTCCATGTGCTTGGGGTACAGCTCGCGGCGCAGCGGCCCGGTGTCCGGGTACATGCTGTCGATCTTGCGGCGGGACAGCTCCAGCTCGATGGAGGCCAGCATGGCTTCGCGCTGGGCGGGTGAGAGGTTGTCGACGTTCATGCGACTCCCTTCTTGAGCGCATCGCGCATCGCAAAAAGGTCAGCGGTCGAGAAAGAGGCCACACCAGGGTCTGGTGGTGGCGCGGCCTCCTCCTTAATCCCATAGGCCTGGCGCTCCAGGGCAACCAAGCTCTTGAGCGATTCGGACAGGGACCGCATGGTGCTGGAGCGGGACTGCAGCGAGCCCGCACGGGCGGCGGCGTCGGCCAGCTTCGCGCGCTGGGCTTTGGTCATCTCCTCAGGCGGGACGCTGGCCAGGATCACGGCCACCTCGCCCAGCAGCTCGGGCGCGGCGCTCTGCTGCTCCAGCTCGGCCAGCATGCGCATGCACAGGCGGCGGGTGCGCTCGATGTCGGCACGGTGTGCCAGGCGGATGCTGGCTTGGCTGTTGGCTACAGCCTCGACCGTCACCCGCTCAGCAGCAGGGCTGGCTTTGTTAACAGGGGTGTTAACCGACGCTGCGTTAACCAGCTCGTCGGCCTTGGCCTGGATCTTCGTGGAGAGGTCGCGCACCCATCCCAACTTCTTGGCGCGCTTGGAAATGTTGACGTGACTGGTGCCGGAGCCCTCTGCAATCTCACGCAGGCTTTTAACCCCGGCGCGGAAGTCAATCTCGATGCGCTCCCAGTCCACCGCCACGGGGCCGGGGGCTGCGCCCCCTGCCGGCGGGCTCTCTGGAATGGGTGCTGGTGGACTTTTCTTTGCCATGCCCCGGAGTGTTCCGGGTGTGCACCAGCAAAACGAACCCTAGCGGGGGGATGTTTACGGCCAGCATGTTTGGCTTCCACAACACCTTATTCACTGAGCGTGCTACAGAATGCATGCAAGGGGGATATCACATGCTTTTACGTATTTTGTTCGAGCCCGAACGGATTGCTTACAAATTCCGAGGTTGGAGAGGCCCTATGCACATGCTTGAAGGGCTTCTTTACGGGTTCGGCGGTTATGCTTGGGCCCTGATCTTTTCGGTTGTCTCATCCATCGGGCAACCAACAGCGAATCCTATTGAGGGAACCCCCCTCTGGATAGTGCTTGGAATTGAAGGTCTTGCACTGGTGACAGTCCTTTATGGCGCCTGGCTTTACTACATGGACACCATGGACCAAGCATGGCGCTTCGATGCGGAGCTGCACCAGCATACTCGCTAGTAATTGATCAGAGCAACGCCACCTGCGCTGGCCGTTCCGCCACCTGTTTTCGAAGTCGCTGGTTCGACTCTTCCAGCTCCTTGATCCGCGCCGCCATTTCGCGCTGCACTGCACGGAATTCCAGCTGCAGCCCCTGGGTGGCCAGCGCCACATCGTGCTGCAGCTGCATGGTGGCCAGCTGCTGGGCCTCGCCGGCCAACCGCATCGCCACCTTGCGCACCTCACGCGGCCACAGGCGCATCTCCTGGTCGCCCACTTCGATGATGGTTTGCCCGTCGTCCAGGTCCGTGACACTCACCGGCCGCGGTGCGTCGTAGCCCTTCACCAGCTCAAACACCCCATCCACGACCCGGCGCAGCGTCCCATCCTCGTCCACGAAGCGTGAAACGTGGTCGTCCACGATGTGATAGGTCAGGCCCGTCACCTCTTGCAGGGTTTTGCGGGTGATGGCCTGCCCCATGGCCGCCATCTCTTGGATGGCGTCCCAAATGATTTGTCGGCTGGTGCGTCGATCTGTATTGAGGCTCATGCATGGCTCCTGTAAACTGTGGCGTGTCTAGGGCGTACAGCTCGGCAGGAGGCTCACTTCGGTGGGCCTTTTGCTTTTCAGGGGTCAGGCATGGCTGCCAGGCGCGCGTGCTCGGCCTTCACCTCTTCGTGCGCCTGCTTCCAACCTTCCCCAAACAGCGCCTGCAGCGCGCCGCGGTATTGGCCGGTGATAGCGTTGGCCTGCACGGCCGAGAAGTAGGCAGGGCCGCTGGCAAGGGATCGCACCTGGCAGCCATGGCAGTCAGCGTGATAGCCGCCCCAGTGCTTGGCGGTCTGGGCTTGGGCGCAGTCTTGGCAGGTCATCGGCGCAGATCCTCCAGAAAGCTGGTGAGGCAGCTCCACTGCTGCTGGTGGGCAAGCCCCGGCCACAGCACATTCAGGGCGTGCTCGGTGTAGAGGAACTCGTCCACCTTGCGGTTCAGCTCCATGAAATCCGCCTGATCCATGGCGTCAAAAGCCATGCTTCGGGGCACAGCCCGCAGTTTTCCATCCAGCCCGGGCACGTAGTCGCAGTAGCCGGCCCCCAGCAGCAGCCAGGCGCGCAGGGTATCCAGCTCGGTGAAGGTCTCGGTGCGCTCCAGCAGCACCTGCAGCTTGCGAAAAAAGCTGCGGTGGCTCACCGGGTCGCGAGGCAGGAAGAAGGTGAAGCCCAGCGTGTCGCCGAAGTCCAGCGACTTCAGCTTGGCCTTGAAGCGGTCCCAGGCACGCTGGCCTTTAGGGTCCAGGCCATGCAGCTTGCCGTCTTGGCCTTTGGTCAGAACAAGGCGGCCCATGGTCAGTGGCCCCCGAGCAAGTCGCCCTGCTGCTGCTCGGCCATCGCCGGGGCCAGCGGCGTGATGGTCACGACCAGCTTGCCGCCATCCACTGGGGTGCCGCGCTCGGCCGAAATCTTGCGCACCCACTTGTCGTCCTCGATGACGACACCCTTGAGGCTGTCCAGCAGCACCTTCTGGGCATTGTCCAGGTCCATGCACTGCACTGTGTCCTCCCAGCCGACAGGATCACGCTTGGCGCGTCGGTGGGCATCCTGGGGGCAATGCGGGTGCAACGTGTAGGCGATGGCCACGCGGCCGGTGATAGGGGCACGCACGCCTGCTGACATGGCCAGTTTCTGTACGTTTTCCTTGAAGGCCTTGGCCTCGGCGCTCACGTAGGTCATGGCCTGGTGAAACTTGCCGCCCTTGGGCTTGATGACACGGGTTTGCCAGTAGCGATTGGCGCTCACAGGGTACGGAAGAGTAAGTGTGATCATTGTTCTTTGCTCCTGTTTTTTCTTCGTTACTGCCACGATTGGCGACCATCCAACCCCAGGGCCTGGCGGTAGGCATGCACCTGGTGGGAGCCCAACTTCTCGCCGCGCTCATGGCGGGCTTTGAGCTTCAGCGCCCAGCCCTTGGGGTCGACCGCCGGCAGCTTGGTCAGCTTGGACTTCACGACCCCCACCACCTCGGCAACGGCCTGGGGGTCCTGGACAGGCCGGGGAAGCTTCTTGAGTTCGGGTTGCGGTGCACGCCGGCAGATGTCGCGGAACTCCAGCACGTTGGGCGACTTGGCCGGCAGGTGGGCCAGGCCGTAGGCGATGGCATCGGGCTTGTCGAAGAAGCCCCCCAACTCCATGCACCAGTCGTACTTGACGGCTGCCATGGCATCCGCGTCGAAGCCATCCCAGCGCGCCAGGAAGTCGCGGCCGTAGGTCACGCCCAGCTTCTCGAAAATCTTCTCCACCCACGGCAAGGGCAGCACGCGGTGCTGGTTGGTCGTCTGCTGCTGGGTCATCGAACACCTCCGATCTGGCGTGCAACGGGCACTTCGTGGGCAGGGACATCGATGGCCTGGTCCCGGAAGAAATCGCCGGCATGCTGCTGCGGGCCTTGTGCGGCAAACCGCGGGGTCAGCGCAGCGACCCGTTGCCGCATCTGCTGCTGGTAGGCGGTCTCCTGCGGTGCTTGGCCCCGCACTCCCCTGTGCACCCACTCGGCGCGGAAGCCGCGCCAGCCGTTGGCGCAGCAGGTCATCAGCGCGTCCTCCAGGCTGTAGCCGGCCTTTGCGGCCTCTCGGGCAATGCCATCCAGGGCGGTCAGCGTCACCTCGGCCTTTAGCCGCTTGCGCAGCTGCAGCCAATCGGCCCAGGTCTGATCGGTCACACCATCAGGCCTGCCGACCACTGCGGGTTTCGCAGTCCTCGCGCATTGGTGGTTCTTTGGTGGTTCTATTGACGGTTCTATGGTGGTTAGGGTGACACCGGTGTCACCCGTCTCTGCACGATTTGTCACCCGTCTACTACCTGATTTGTCACCCGTCTCTACCTGATTTGTCACCCCTGTCAATTTGTCACCCGTGACACCGGTGTCACCCGTCTTGCTCGGTTTGTCACCCGTCTCGAATGGGTCCGGTGTGTTGCCAGCATTGACGTGCCGGTGCTGGCGGCGGACCTCAGCGCGGCGCTCTTCCTCCTGGAAAGCCTCGGCGCGCAGCTTGCGCACGTTGATGCGGTAGTTGCGTGTGGCACCGGGCCGGCCACCGTTGTGGTTACCGACCACTGCAATCCACTGCCCCTCCTCCAGATCGCGGATCAAGCGCTGGGCGGTTCGTTCACTGCAAGTCAGCCGCTCGGACAAGGCGTAGATCGATGGGTGCAGGCTGGCCCCCTCGTCATTGGCCCAGTCCGACAAGGCCAGCAGCGCAGCCTTCTGGTTCAACGGCAGCGCCGTTTGCCAGGTCAAGGTCATCAGGGCAATGCTCATATCGCCGCCTTGCTGATACGTTGCGTGTGCGACGGATCCCGCGGCTTGGTCACCTGGAAATACTGGCTGCCCTTGGGTGCGTTGGCGCTACGGAGGTTGCGCTGCAGCTGCAGCGCAAATGTCTTGGTGGGGATGTCGAAAGCACTCCCCGGCTTTGTAGGTGCAGCGGTCATTCCGGTGTCCCTCCGAGATCGTCCGGGAGGAATGGATTGCCCCGCAGCGTGCGGACCAGGACACTGGCCTTATGCACTTCATCAGCCACATGCGCATCCAACACTTGATTCACGTACGCCGTGCGATCAAGGTTGCGCGCCATTGCCAAGGCATCCAGTGCAGACAGCAACGACTTGGGGCAGTTGCCGCGCAACTCTCCAACCTCGCCAGCACCAGCTGGACGACGGGAAAACATGGTGGGGTCATGGGGTGCCATCGGTCAGGCCTCCAGGGAAAAGGTGCCCGCCGCACCCTGGGCTACGATGGCGCTGCTTACACAACCATCAAGAGCCAAAAGAAAGGCGGGCGAAAACATGGACTGGTCAGCTATCAGCGGCATCACGGCGTCAATCTCCGCAGCCCGCGACATTGCCAAGGGGATGAGTGCGGCAAGAGACAGCGCGCTCATCAACGAAAAATCGGCTGCCCTCATGGAGCAACTGCTCAAGGCTCAAGAGGGATTGCTCGCTCACAACGCCACCCTTTTGCAGCTCCAGGCGGATCTGTCCAAGATGCAGAAAGAAAACTTGGATTTGAAGGAGGCCCTCGATGAGCGCGGCAAATACACGCTGGTCGAGATCGGGAGCGGCTTCTTTGCGCTGCGAAGTAATGGCTCTAGCAATCACAGCGTTGGGGCCAGCGATCCAAGCATCCATGAGGCTGCTCACTACATTTGCCAGCCCTGCTTCAGCAAAGGAATCAAATCGGTGCTCCAGAGAAGAACCAGAGCTATCGGGCTGGAATGCACTTGCTGCAACGCCACTTTGCATGTGGATGCCGCAAAACTCTTCCCGGTCACGCAATGACGAGCACCCAGCAGCTTTAAGAAGCTGCGCTGCGGAGCTGGTCGTAGCTGGCAGCTTCAGTGCCGCCCGGATGAGGTACTCATCTTTTGGGTGGCACACCACCACCGCATCAGCGCGTAGCGTGGCACCTATGTTTTCTCCAGAAAGAGCAGTTCCGACGGGGAGCGTGAATGTTTGCAGCTCAGCCATGGCTCGCCTCCTGGGTGGTGGGGGTGATGGCGAGTGGCCTGCTGTCGGGCGGCTGAAGCTGGCACTCCGTGAAGGTGTCAAGGTTTTGAACGGTGGTCATGGGTCAGGCCTCCACCACTTCTTTGCGAAGTGCACGGCGCTCTTTCGCAATCCATTGGTTGTCTCGTTCCACCGAAGCCGGAATGCCGCGCACTTTCCAGTTCTGGACGCGCTGGACCCCGCCCTTTTTGGGGTCAAATCTCAGGCGCCGCGCCAAATTGGCCGGGCCGCCCAAGCGCTCGATCAGGGCTGCATCTTCTTTGCTCATGGGTGCATATTAAACACAGCGTTTAAACAAAAGTCAAACGCAGCGTTTAACAACACTTTGTTTAGTAAACAGAGAATCCATTGATGCACCAAGCCGCTCAACGCCTATACCAAGCAGCCCAGGCTCTACGGGACATTTCCGGGCAGTCGGCGGTCGCTCGCGCCCTCAACGAATCACCCCAGACCGTCAAGAACTGGGAAACGCGGGGTGTATCCAAAGCGGGCGCACTGAAGGCAGAGGAATTGCTGGGCATCCGCGCCGCATGGGTGCTTAAAGGCGAAGGGGAAATGAGTGCAAGGGCAGGCGCCGCCTTTCACCCCAACGCCAAACCCATCCCGCTTGGCATGCGCCAATACCCTGTGATTTCGCACGTTCAGGCCGGCGCGCTGAAAGAGATTGCCGTTCCCTACGGCCCTGGTGATGGCTTCGATGTGGAGTACGGTGACGACGACGCATCGCAGTGGTCGTTCTTTCTGGAAATCGAGGGCGACTCCATGCTCCCCGACTTCCGGCCTGGTGACCGCGTGCTGATCGACCCTGATGTGTCACCCAACCCGGGTGACTTTGTGGCGGCCCGCAACACCAAGCAAGAGGCCACCTTCAAGAAGTACCGCGTGCGCGGTATTGATGAATCAGGACAGGAAGTGTTCGAGCTAGTGCCGCTCAACGATGACTATCCCGTTCTGCGCAGCGATGAGCGCCACCTGGTGGTGATCGGCACGATGATCGAGCACCGCAGGAAGTTTCGGAGGAAGTGATGGCTACAGAAAAGAATTGCCGCTATGGACACGGCCCACTTGCTCGGGATCCAGAGATTTGGTCACTGCCATTGGTGCAAATAGTGCAACCAAATCCTGGCGGCCAAGGAGGCTCCTTGATCAACGCGAATTCTGTTTGGACATGCACCATTCTTGTGTGCAAGACCTGTGGGTACATGGAGCTTGAAGACAAGGACATCGTCTGATGGGAGCCGTGCACAACTTCCCCAATAACAACAACTCTGGCGGATCAAGAGAGCCGCCGCATAATGACGGAATGGAAGCACGCGTCGCAGCCCTTGAGGAAGCCGTCAAGAACCTGCCTACCAAGGCGGATTTGGACAGCCTGCGGGAGGCCTCCAAGGCTGACTTTGCAGAATTACGCGCCGACATCGCCAAGGGTCAGGCAGAAATGCACAAAGCGATTGCCGACAATCATCGCTGGACACATACGGCCTTGGTCAGCATGATTTCAGTGGCTGTCATTGGCATTATTGGACTTCTTGTCACCATCTGGAATGCTAGCAAGCCTCAGAGTGCACAAACCCAGGCGCCAATTGCTCAGACTCCAACGCAGCAGCAGCCCATCATCATCAATGTGCCTGTACCAGCAGCAACGCCACCACAGCAGTAGCTCATCTGAATTCATCCCAGACAGCCCGCCACGAGCGGGCTTTTATTTCACCCTTTGCCACATCTACGCAACCTGCGTACAATTCAACCATGAAAGCAGTGTTTGTAGAGCTACCTGCCTTTGAGCGCTACCGCGCTGACTATCTGGATGATCAGAACTTTCGCAGCCTGCAAGACAGCCTGATGAAGGACCCCGAGGCCGGGGATGTGATCGAGGGCACAGGCGGCCTGCGCAAGGTACGTCACGCTGACCCCAGGCGCGGCAAAGGCAAACGCGGCGGGTTGCGGGTGATCTACTACTGGTGGGGTGGCAAGAACCAATTTTGGCTCTTTACCCTCTATGACAAGGACGAAATGGACGACTTGAGCCCCAAGCAAAAAGCTGCACTCAAGACCATGCTGAAGGCGGAATTGGAGGCACGACAATGACCAAACGTGACATCTTTGCAGAACTGACGGAAGGCTTTGACGCTCTCAAGGAACAGCGCACCGGCAAGCGCACCTTGCGCACCTATGAGGTACAAGCCAAGCCAGAAGCAGAAATCCAGGCAGCCGAAATCATCTCGTTGCGTGACCGCCTCGGCCTGTCGCGCACCGTGTTTGCCCATTACCTGCGCACCAACCCGCGCACCCTGGAAAACTGGGAGCAAGGCCGTGCCAAGCCCAATGCCCAGGCCACACTCATCTTGCGCATGGTGGAAAAGTACCCGGATACCGTGCAGCGCCTCGCAGCGGTTTAAAACCTTTCGCATCTCCAAACAGCCCGCCCCGAGCGGGCTTTTTTTCGTCTGTGTGGTGTGTGGTAACGGGCAGGATTGAGAGCTTGTGCAAAAAATACACAACACGTTTAAACAAAGCGTTTGACATGCGTTTAAACATGGTGTTTAATTCACCCATCGCAGCACCAACCGCGAAACACCCAAGGCCCAGCGATACGGGGCCGAAGCCGACAGGAAGCAAAGGCGGGGTTAGCTCCAACGGGAGCGATGCAACACCGGTGCTGCGTGAGCGAAGGAGCGATCCGAGCTAACCGCTTTGACTCTGGGCCTATCGAGGCATGCCAAGACCAGACGAGTGCGAAGGCCAAGGTGGGCACTGCAGCCCCTTGCGATGACCGGCAACGATCGCAATGAGGTCTTCTGTTGGACCAAGAGAAGAAAGCAACAGCACAACGCCAACCCCGAGCGGTCAATCGGGGGCCATCCGGCGATCCCTCCGCACGACATGCGGGTCTCACGTTCCAGGCCTTCCCTCTCTTGGGTCTGGTGCGGTGCTGAGGGATCGCCAGATGGTGAACGCGCAGTTGCGATGCGCTAAAACGTGACGCCCCCCACATCGCCGAAAGGCATGGCATGAATTAGCTGGACACAGGGGGTAAGCCAGCGCCGGACAAGCAACCGGCCACCATCGCCACTTTCAAGCCGGGCCTGGGGGTCTCCTCCCTCCCTCTCTTCTCTTCCCCAGGCGTGCCGCAAGGCACCGGCTCTTTCTTCCCCCTGCCCGCTCCCCGCGGGCTTTCTTGTTTCTGGAGGTCGTATGAACGCACGTCAACCGGTGGGCTACTTCGGCCCCACCAGCAGCCCCTGCGCCGATGCCGCGCGCTGGGAGGATGAACAAGAAGCCGCCCAGGCCATGCGGGAGGTTGCCGAACGGCAGGCCCCGCTGATCGTGGTGCAGCGCCTGCAGGCCATGAAACAACCCGCCGACTGGTCCAAGGACTGCATCTGCACCGGCAAATTGTGGGCGCCCTTCGAGATCCTGGATGCGGCGATGGAGAGCGGTGACGACGCCACGCTATCCGCGGTTGCCGAGCTGCTGACCAGCCCGCATGCGGCCAAGCTGCATCAGGTCCTGGCCACATGGTTCGGCCAAAAGCATGCCCTGGACATTTATCACGAAGAGGTGGTTCAAGCCCATGCACATGTTTGACATCCCCCCTGGCCCGGCCGAAGCCGACTTTGGCTACACGCCCCCTCCCCAGTACCCGCCGCCAGCGCCCCCCGAAGAAGTGCGCGAGCTGCTGGCCCAGCACCCCGAAGCGCTCGAAGGCAGCGCCGACGCAATTTGAAGGAGACGACAGTATGCGATTTCTGATCAAGGTGGCCGGCACCCAGTACCACGGCATCTTCCCCAGCAACGATGCGGCGCACGCCGATGCACTGGAGCGCTTCCCCAAGGCCATGGCCGTGGTGGTGCTGCGCAAGGAGCACGCATGACCCCGCCCATCCCGCTCCAGCGCCTGCCGCGCAAACGCCCCATGAAGCCCGCCACTGTGCGCGCTTTCTTCTGGTGGGTAGCCACCGTGTGCATCAGCACTGCCTGTGCTGGCGTTATCTCCAGCTGCACATGAGCTGCCCCACCGGCAAGCAGCCTCTGGACTACGAGCGCGCCCAGAAGCTAGCCCGCAAATCTAGCGCCTCCCACAGCCATCCCATGACTGCCTACAAGTGCACCGCCTGCGGCTGGTGGCACCTGGGGCAGCCAGCCAAAAAGCCCAAGCGGCTTCCCGTCGTTCGCAAAAACAACCACCAAGTGAGGTTTGCATGAATGCAGTCACCACCCAACAGGCCAGCACGGCCTTGCGCCCAGCCAGCCAGTTCGATCTGAGCCCTCAGAACTTCGAGCAGGCGCTGACCTTCTCGGGCTATTTGGCCGAAAGCGACCTGGTCCCCAAGGACTTCAAAGGCAAGCCTGGAAACTGCCTGATCGCCATGCAGTGGGGGGCCGAACTTGGCCTCAAACCTCTGCAGTCACTGCAGAACCTGGCTGTAATCAATGGCCGCCCGGCGCTCTGGGGTGATGCGGTGATCGCCCTGGTGCTGGCCAGCCCTGTCTGTGAGTACGTGGTCGAAGAGGACGACGGCAAAACTGCCATTTGCCGCGTGAAGCGCAAAAACGCGCCCGAGCAGGTTCGCACCTTCAGCATGGACGACGCCGTGAAGGCCGGTCTGGCCGGCAAAGCTGGTCCGTGGACGCAGTACCCCAAGCGCATGCGCCAAATGCGTGCCCGCGCCTTTGCGCTGCGTGACGTGTTCCCGGATGTGCTGCGCGGCATGCCTATCGCAGAAGAGCTGCAGGACATAGCGCCCAGCGACCAATCCGCACCCGTCGAAAAGAGCATGGGTCCTGCGGAAGTCGTGCAGCCCGAATGGCCGGCTGACAAGTGGGCCGCACGTCTGCCATCGATTCTCGACGGAATCGCCAACGGCAAGAGCATTGAGGACGCGCTGGCGTGGCTGGGCAGCAAGGGCAAGGTCACGCCGGCCCAGGAAAAGCAACTGCGCGACGAGGTTGCCAAGCTGCAAAAGCCAGTCCATGACGCCGCCCCCGATGCACCCAGCGTGGACCCTGCAAAGCTGGCGGCGGACATGACGGCTTGCACCAACCTGGACAAGATCTACGAGCTGGCCGGCCTGATGGATGCCATCACGGACGAAGCAGCAAAGCTGCGCATTGAAGAAATCTTTGCCGCCAAGCTGGCGGAGCTGGAGCAAGCATGAAAACCATCCACAACCTGATCCAAGGCAGCGCCGCTTGGCACCAACACCGAGCGACAGCGCGCAACGCCAGCGACGCCAGTGCCATGATGGCCTGCAGCCCCTACAAGTCGCGCACCGCGCTGTTGAAGGAACGCGCCACTGGCATCACCCCCGAGGTGGACGCCGCCACGCAGGCGCGTTTTGATCGCGGCCACGCCATCGAGGAGGCTGCCCGCCCGCTGGCCGAAGCCTTCATTGGCGACGACCTCTCGCCGGTCATTGGCACCACGGACGACGGCTACCTGTCCGCCAGCTTTGACGGCTTGACCTTCTGCGGCACGATTGCCTGGGAGTGCAAGAGCTGGAACGAGGGCAAGGCCCAGGCCGTGCGCGTCGGCCATGTGCCGCAGGCAGACTATTGGCAGTGCGTGCAGCAGCTGGCGGTATCCGGCGCGCAAAAGCTGATCTACACGGTCACGGACGGCACGCCGGAGCGCACTGTGCACGCCACCTTGCTGCAAAGCGACATCGTGCATGACCGCACCGCCCTGCTGGCCGGCTGGGAGCAATTCGACAAAGACCTGGCCGCCTTCGATCCGCGGGCCGAGCGCCCTGCGGCCGTGGTGGCAGAGCCGGTGGAAAGCCTGCCGGCCGTGGCCGTTCAGCTGCAGGGCAGCCTGGCCGTGGTGTCCAACCTGGACAAGTTCGGCGACTCCCTGCGCTCTTTCATCGCGCGAATGGTGCCCAAGCCCGCGACGGATCAGGAATTCGCCGACGCCGAGGCGGAATGCAAAGCGCTGAAGAAGGCCGAGGAGATGCTGGAGGCCGCGGAGTCCGGAGCCCTGGCCCAGATCAGCGATGTGGAACAACTGCGACGCACGGTTGCCGACCTGCGCAACCTGGCGCGCACCACCCGGCTGGCCCGCGAGAAGCTGGTGGCGGCAGAAAAGGAAAACCGCCGTACAGCCCTGGTCACGGGTGCCCAGCAGGACCTGGACGCCCATGTGGCCGCGTGGAATCAGCGCCTGGGTGCCAACTGGCTGCCTCGTGTTGCGGGTGGTTTTGCGGAAACGATCAAGGGCCTGAAGTCGCTGGACAGCATGCGCGACAAGGTGGCCGTGGCCCTGACCAACGCCAAGCACGACGCCAACCAGCTGGCCGCCCGCCTGGAGGCCAACCGCAAGCACCTGGTGCAAGAAGATGGCGACTGGATCGCCCTCTTCGCGGACTTCTCCACCGTCGGCGCCAAGGCGGAAGAAGACTTCCAGGCCCTGGCCGCCCTACGCATCGGCAACCACAAGCAGGCCGAGGCCGCTCGCCTGGACAAGGAGCGCGAGCGCATCCGCGCCGAGGAAGCCGCGCGCCTGGAGCGCGAGGCGGCGGCCAAAGCCCAGCAGGAAGCGGAACAGGAGCGCCTGCGCATCCAGCAGCAGGCCCAGCAGGAGCAGGCAGAGATTGCGAAGGCCCAGCAGGCGGGAACGCTGGCTGCACCGGTGGCGCAGGACCTGGTCGCCCTGGTGCAGGACAAGGCCGTCGAGGACGTGGCCGGCATTGATGCGCAGCAAGTCATCGCTGCCGCCAAGGCTGGCACTGCGGTGGTCGACAGCGGCGAAACCCTGACGCTGGGCGAGATCAACACCATGATCGCCCCGGTGAAGATCGACGCCGCCGGCATGGCCGAACTGGGCTTTGAGGCGCGCAAGGTGGAGAAGTCTGTTGGCAAGCACTATGCTGCCTGCGACCTGCCCGCCATACTGCAGGCCATGGTCAAGCACTTGAATGGCGTGCTGGAAACCGTCTAAAAGAGTAGCAATCAGCGCTTGCACTGCAGGCGCTTTCCCTTTTTTCAACAGGAGAAAACCGTGAACAAGACCGAACTGATCGAGCACATCGCCAACGACGCAGAGTTGTCCAAGTCTGCAGCAGCACGTGCCTTGAATGCCACCCTTGATGCGGTCCGCAAGCAGCTCAAAAAGGGCGGCACAGTCCAGATCGTGGGCTTTGGCACATTCAGCGTACCCAAGCGTGCAGCGCGCACTGGCCGCAACCCACGTACCGGCGAAGCCATCGAGATCGCAGCGGCTCGCGTGCCCAAGTTCAGCCCAGGCCAGGGCCTGAAGGATGCGCTGAACTGACAGCGAAAACCGTAGCAACGACTGTAAGCCTGCTCTAACCAGCAGGCTTTTTTAATGCCTACCCGCAAGGACTGAATCTTGAACACCGCCCTCTTCTACGACACGGAAACTACCGGTCTGCCATTGTTCAAAGAACCCAGCAACCATCCCGATCAGCCGCACATCGTGCAGTTGGCCGCATTTCTGGTGGACTTGGACACCCGCGTAACGCTGGCTTCCATGGATGTGATCATCCGCCCTGACGGCTGGACAATCCCGGATGACATGACCGCCATCCACGGCATCAGCACCCAGAAGGCGCTGGCACTGGGCATCCCTGAAGCCCAGGCTGTGGAAATGCTGCTGGCCCTGCAAGAAAACGCCGGCAAGCGCATCGCCCACAACGAGACGTTTGATGCCCGCATCGCGCGCATCGGTGCCAAGCGCTTCATCGATCAGCGTAATCCTGGCTTGGTAATTCCCCCTTCCGACGACTGGAAGGCCCGGCCCGCCGAGTGCACCGCACGCTTGGCAACACCGATCTGCAAGCTGCCGCCCACGGCCAAGATGCGCGGCGGCAACAAAACGCCGACGCTGCTGGAGGCCTACCAGCACTTCTTCGGTCAGGAATTCTCCGGCCAACACACTGCGCGTGGCGATGCACTGGCGTGCATGCGCGTGTACTTCGCAATCCAAGATCTGAACAAAGGGCAGTAACCATGTTCCAACTCGTCGAGCCCACCCAGGTCACGATCACCAACGCCAACCCCCGCCGGGAACTGCACGGCGAGGAGAAAGTGCGCGCCATTGATCTAGCCTTCATCCTCAAGGGCGACAACAAGCTGCTCGACCTGATCCAGGACGGCTTGCGCGAACACCACTTCTGCAACCATGCGGCAGACGCCCAGCAAGAATCTTTGCTTCCCGACGAGCTGATTCCTCTGCCCAACCTGCGTCAGCCCAACCTGCCCACCACGTACCACTACCAGAAGGGCCTGAAGCTGCGGGGCTACCGCTTTGTGTGGGACTTCGGCACTCAGGACGACTACGTGGACTTCCAGGACGCGGTGCTGGCCAACCTGCAGTACGAAATCTTCGAAGGCGGCAGCGTCGAGGTCAAAGGCACCATCCAGTACAACGGCGAGGAGCTGCAGGACAACATCCTCTACGGTGAGCTGTCGGGCCTGGCCTCGGAAGAACCCATCTACATCAAGCTGCTGGCACCGGCCACGGCCCAGGTGGCCAAGAAGGGATACCGCGCAGGCAAGCCGGACACACAGCCTGCTGCTGGCAAGGATCCCAACCAGCGTGAACTGGACGAGGACGGCCAATCCCCGGAAGACGCATTCGCTGCAGCAGCCATGGGCCAGGTCTGGTCACGCGGCTGTGACGAAGAGAAGTTCGACAGCATCGACGCCCTGCTCGAAGCGACAGGCGCGGAAAACCCGCTGCAGGTTGGCGAGGAGCTGGACCTCGAAACCGAATCGGGTTTGCTGCTGATCATCAAGATCACGGCGCTTGACGAAGAAACCGACAAGGCCAGCTTTGAAATCGTTTCGCAGCTCCCGATGGAGCAGGAAGCGGCCTGATTCGCCCACGCACCCCCACCAAGCCCGCCACGTGCGGGCTTCTCTTTTGAGAGCAATCAGCACAGGGCCCTATGGGCTCTGTCCTTATTTTTCTGATGGAGATAAGCCCATGCCTTCCAAAGCACACGACCCATTCAACACCACCAAGGCGCGCGCCAAGAGCGTTCAGCGCTCCACCATCCACGTCGAAGACCTGGAGGTGGCCGACGATCCACCGCCACAAAAGCGCAGCATGGGCCCAGGTCGCTACGACGAGCTGTTCGCGTCCATGAAGCCGGGCCAGTGCATCAAGTGCGAGCCCGAGCACACCGGAGCGATCGGCAACGCCCTGCGCAACTGGATCAAGCGCAAGCGCAAGAAGAACCTGGCCGTGCAGGCTGCCAGCCACTACCCGGCGTGCAAGGATAAGTTGGGCCGCGTCTGGCTTGTGACCGCTCCAGAGCCTGCCAGCGCCAAGCAGCCGCTCAAGCGCTGAGTGGGACGCGCGTGCCGTCCTTGGCGATCATGGCGTCCCCCTCGGTCGACAGCACCAGCGGTACGCCCAGGAACTCCTGTTCCCAGTCGGGGTACTTCTTGAAGTTCATGGTGTCGTTGACCAGCTTGCGCGCAGCCACCAGCGCTTCCAGCGTGACCTGGGTCAGCTCAAACCGCTGGGGGTATGCGTTGTCGTTCGCCTTCCAGTGCTCACGCAGGGCACTGACCATGGAGTCGTAGATGTTGGACATGAAATAAATTTACGCGTCAAAATTGGCAATCTAACTTATGAAAAAGATTTTGCCCATGCTAATACTTTATTCAATCCATCCATGTCTGCGAGCAATCGGTCGGACTGATCTCCGAGGTGAAGATATAAGTGTTTATTTTTAAAAATATCTTCTCTTGTACGAAGTCCTTTAATTAACTCAGCTCGGCTCTTAATAATAGCAATAGCTGTCAAAAGCTGTACTGCTGTTGCAGGCGAAAGCATATTCAAAGCATCGAGCTGAAGATATATCGGCTCTCTCAAGTATTTGAACCGCATTTCAATATCCGTCAAAACATGCTCAGCGTCTTCTTTATCTGCACTTGCAGCATCTCTAGCAATTGCTTTAAGAAATCCTAAATTAAAATTAATATCTTCAATCAATGTGATCATTAGTTTCTTGGCTTGTTTTTTCTTCCTATAAGTTATTGCATATGGCGCCAACAGAGTGAAAGCCACCGCCAAAAATTGCGCCCACCCAGACCACTCTTCCTTGGTCATGCATGTGCCCCACCAATCAATCCACATAAAGCAATATTCGCTAGGTGGTTGAGCCGCAGCGGCTGCCTTGCCAAGATTCTCAATTAACTGATCTGTGTTCATGCACCCCTCCTGAGCACAGATCCTAACCTTCAAACACAGCCCGCCTTGAGCGGGTTTTTGCATTTCTGGATGCCCATGAAACGTGACAACTTCACCCTTGGCCTGGACCTGGGCCGCGAGCTGATCATCGACAACTTCGCCGGCGGTGGCGGCACCAGCACCGGCCTGGAGATGGCTTTCGGCCGCCCCGTGGACATTGCCATCAACCACAACCCCGAGGCGCTGGCGATGCACGCGCTGAACCACCCGCACACCCTGCACCTGTGCGAAAGCGTGTGGGAGGTGGACCCCATCGCGGTCACGAAGAACCAGCCCGTGGGCCTGGTCTGGCTGTCGCCCGACTGCAAGCACTTCTCCAAGGCCAAGGGCGGCACCCCAGTGGAAAAGCACATCCGCGGCTTGGCCTGGGTGGGCATGCGCTGGGCAGCCATGTGCAAGCCCCGCATGCTGATGCTGGAGAACGTGGAGGAGTTTCAGGACTGGGGCCCGCTGATCGTGGATGCAGAGGGCAAGGCACGGCCAGACCCTGCCCGCAAGGGCCAGACGTTCAAGAGCTTCGTGCGCCAGCTGCGCGGCCTGGGCTACGCGGTGGACTGGACGGAGCTGCGTGCCTGCGACCATGACACGCCCACCATCCGCAAGCGCCTGTTCCTGGTGGCCCGCCGCGATGGCCTGCCGATCGTGTTTCCTGAGCCGACCCACGCCGAGCCGACCGACCGACGCGTGCTGGCAGGCAAGTTGGCACCCCAGCGCACGGCCGCCGAGTGCATCGACTTCGACCTGCCTGCGGAAAGCGTGTTCGGCCGCAAGCGCCCCCTGGTGACCAACACCATGCGCCGGGTAGCCAAGGGGCTGTATCGGCATGTGCTGGCCAGTACCAGTCCTTTTATTGTGGACGTGCAGTCAAAAGGGACCGCTGCACCGGTAGTGGCCACTATGCGCGGCACCCATGAATCACAGCTGGGCGGGCATTCGATGCGCGATCCGCTGGGAACTGTGACGGCTGGCGGCATCCACCACGGTGTGGCCATGGCCCACATCACCAAGTTCAACACCGGCAGCGTGGGCAGCGCCATGGATGCGCCATTGCCCACGGTCACCGCCGGCGGCACGCCCAAGCGGCCCAGCACTGGCATCCAGATGGGGGTTGTGGCCGCGAACCTGGTCACGATTGGCTACGGCGAGCGCGCCGGCCAGCAACCGCGGGTGCACAGCATGGCGCAGCCCCTGGGCACGGTGGTTTCCGGCGGCGTCAAAAGCGCCCTGGTGGCTGCCCACCTGGTGGACATGGGCCACGGCGAGGGGCCGGCCGGGGGCAAGCGCTTCAGCCATGGGGTGCGAAGCCTGGAGGTGCCGCTGAACACGGTCACTGCCAGCGGCGCAACCAGCGCGTTGGCCGCAGTGCATCTGACGCACCTCACACACCACGGGGAGCGAAGCGGAACGTCTGCGGCTGAGCCTATGCGCACAGTGACAGGGGCGCATCGCGGCGAGATGGCCCTGGTGGCGGCCTGCCTGGAGCAAGCGAATGGCGGCTTCTACGAGGGCGACGGCCGCCCCGCGGACGCCCCCATGAGCACGGTCACGGCCAGCGGCACCCAGCAACGGCTGATCACGGCCTATCTGGTGAAGTATTACAGCGAGGGCGGCCAGGACAGCGCCTGCAACGCGCCCATGCACACGGTGCCCACCAAGGCACGCATGGGCCTGGTGCAGACCGTGAAGGTGCCTGCCGACGCACTGGCTCCGGAGCATGCGGAGCGCGCCCGCCTGTGCGCCGAGTTGCTGCACCAGCACCTGCCGGAGCAGTTCCCGGACCCAGCCACCCTGGTGCTGATGCGCCACGCCGGCCAGCTGTGGGCACTGGTGGACATCACGCTGCGCATGCTCAAGCCGCGCGAGCTGTACCGGGCCCAGGGCTTCCCCGAGCACTACCAGATCGAGGAAATCCCAGACCCGGCCCTGCTGTTCATCGACGGCAAGCAGGCACCCGGCAATCCGCTGGACCTGCCTCGCATCGCCCTCTCGACCACCGCTCAGGTGCGGATGGTCGGCAACAGCGTCCCACCGCCGGTGGCCGCCGCCCTGGTGCGGGCGAACTTTCGACATGAGGCGCTGCTGTACGCAGCCTGATCAACCAGCCCACCACCACGGTGGGCTTTTCTTTTTGGAGCGCACATGAGCACACCACCCATCCAGGGCCAGCAGCCCACCCCCATCAAGCGCTGCGGCAGCTGCGGTGCACCTGTCCACCAAGAGCCCGCCGAGGGCGAAGGCCTGCCCTGCGGGCATTGAAGGAGAAAACATGACCAATACCGAACAAATCGAATGCTGGTCGCTCGACGGCGAGGAATTCAACTACGACAGCCTGGGTGACCTGCTGGATGCGCGAGGCGATGAAGTTCGCCCAGGACACAAGGTGTGGCGTGGCACAGCCAAACGCCCAGCCATGGCCGACTTTGTGGATGCAGACAGCGTGATTGAAGACATTGCCGCGCAGGCCAACGACTTTGGAGGCGAATACGCGGATGGCTACCCGGAAGTGTCCCCAGAGCACAAGGCAAAACTGCAGGCCCTGCTGGAGCAGTGGCTTGCCGAATGCCCATCGCCACGCTTCTACCAAGTCACCAATGCCGTGCCTTATGTGCTGACTGATAGCGATTTCACCCAAGAGCAGCTGGCCGAAATCACAGCGCAAGAAGAAGACGACACCACCGGCAAACCAGCCTGAGCACGGGAAAACCAAGCCATGAGCCGCCGTAAACGCACCCGGCGCGACCGCCGCGCCCCCATCCCGGACTTTGATGAACCACAACCCCGCCTCTAAGGTGGGGTTTTTTATCGCCTGAAGAAAATGAGCACCACACTCTTTGCACTGCTCGCCAAATTTGGCGACGTGAATATCCCGCTTGAAAAAATCAGCAAGGACTTCTTTGGCATGGAGCCCAGAAAGGCGAACGAGCGAGCCTGCCTGCAGGATCTGCCCGTGCCTACATATAAGCTGGGGGGCCAGCGCAGCCCTTGGTTTATTGATGCCAAAAAGCTGGCCGACTACATCGACAGCAAAAAGCGAGAAGCAGAGAACGACTGGCAGAAAATGCGTGCTTAA